TTAAATTAATTTTTTATTAAATATATTTGAAAGACCAGTATTTTTAATTCTATTTTGTATTTCTTCTCTGTCTATGGAATATAGACCTTTTTCTTTCATTCTGTTAAAAAATTCTGCACCAGCAAAAGTATACCTATTTTTTCTTCCTTCCTTAGTGTGTATTTTGGAAGTTGCATAGCTTATGATATCTCCAATAGCTGTATTAGTTGGAAGTGTTAGGGTAGGAATATTGAGAGCACATCTTACAGCATTATGACCTGCAAGAGATCCTGTACATATAGCTTCTGTGTGACCTACAAAGAGACCACTTTTTTCTCCACCGCAAAATAAATTGTCTATGCCATTTACTTTTAAGTCTGTAGAAACGGGTGCTATGGAAAGATATCTTATGGAATTCCCTTTCCCTCCAGAATAGGGATCTATAAATTTAACATTTTCTAGTCCTGGTATTTTACGCAGTTTTTCTAAGGGATAATAAGATGTCATTAGCTTTACGTGGCCCGTATCTAGAAGTATTACATTTTGCGCAAATTCCTTTAAAGCATACTGCTGGCATACTTTAGCCTTTAATTTATCCATATTTACATCTTCTTCGGGAACTTTAAGTACTACTGCGCCTTTTTCCTCAATTTCATGTAAGAGATTTTTGTCTATAGTATCTTTAGCAAGCTTGCAGGAACCACTAAAGGCCCCATAAGTTCCGTCTAATCTCTCTCCGTGAAGATCTTCTACTCCAGCACATTTACTGATACTTATCCTAGGTCCGAAGGAAGGGCATCTAAGTATGCACATGGAACATCCGTTACCGTATTTTATGCAGTTTCCCATAGGACCTGTGGAACCTGTAGTTTCAACAAAGGCATCTGCTTCTTCGTAATCTCCATTTGAGGTGTATATGCCTTTTATTTTAGTTTCTTCCATTTTTACATCTACTACTCTTGATATTAGTTTTAGTTTTATGCCTTTACTTAAAATATATTTTCTAACAGCTGGTTCGATTTTGTTTACATCATAAAGCCAAGCATGTTTATGACCGGGAAAATCCAAATTTTTGTGTCTGGTAAGACTGTCTGTGATATTTATTAAATCTCCTGCTCCAAGTGCAGTGATTTCTTCTGCAGCAGTGTATCTGCCGTTATTTCTCATTATACCTCCTACATTTCCTAAGCCAAGTACCATATCGGTTTTTTCATATACGACTACATCAGCACCTGCTTTTTTAGCAGACAAAGCTGCCGCACATCCAGACCAGTTTAAATTACCCCTGTTTTTGATATGGTAATATTTAAAGAATTAGTATCATAATCATATACTATTTCTTCTACTATATTTTTTATATAAATTCTTCTTAAGTCATTATCAGAAGTATTAAGTACTTTTTTTATATTATCATATAGTGCATCTACATTATTTTTATTTAGGTTGTTTAATAATTTTTCTCTTTGCAATTTCAATAAATTTTCTTTTAATATGTTATTAGCTTGAGTTAGATCTTCAATTTTTACCATTAATAATTTTGAAGCATCATTTGACATCAAGGCTAATTTGTCAACTAAATTATTAATCGAAGTATCATTTGACTTAATCTTTTTATTTATAAGTTTAACTTCTTGATCTACACTTTTAGTACTAGTAGATTGACTTAAATAGTCCTTTAAATAATTTTTGTCTAGAAATTTTTCTAAAAACAGTAAGAAGTCTTCTTCAGCGTAATCAACTCTCAAATGCTTACCAGGGCATCCTATACCATTCCACTTATTTGCACAAATAAAATAATATTTTTGAGAAACTTTTTTCCTTGGAGCACCTGGTTTTAAAAGCATATGCCCACCACATTTACATTTTATAAGTCCACCAGATAGAAAAGAATAGCTACTTTCGTGTGGATGAGGGGCGACTGTTTTCTCTTTTAATTTTTCTTGAACCTTTATCCATAAGTCTAAGTCCACGATAGGTTCATGAATTGATATACTAACAAATTTACTTATATCATTCCATGACTTCTTGCCATTAGTTTTAGGCCTACGATTATAAGGTAAAAAACCGCAATTATTGGGTTCACCATATACAGTATATCCTTTACTTTCTAGGTATTGAATAGAATGTTTTGTTGATTTAAGATATGTTGGATTTACTAATATATTTGATATCGTTTTGTTTGGATATTTTTTACCCTTAGCCTTGAAATTTTGACTTATTTTATACATTGAAAGGCCTAGAGCATATTCTGTAAATATTTCTTTTATATCTTTTGCCTCATCCTCTATAAGTTCTAAATGAGTTATATTTTTACCATTTTCTTTAACACGTTTTGCTTTATATCCTTTAGGGGGAGTGCCACCACTCCAGTGACCCATTTTGGCAAGTTCTTTCATGTTATCTTTTACTCTTTGCGCTATGTTCATTCTTTCCATTTCAGCAAAGGACGCTAAAAGCATCATCATCATTTTACCAACTGGGGTAGAAGGGTCAAAACCTTCAGTAATGCTTATTAATTTAATGTTTAGTTTGTCTAGTTCGTCATATACGTTCACAAAGTCTACTATATTACGAGCTATACGATCTATTTTGTAAACGGCTATTATATCAAATTGTTTAATTTTAGCCAATTCCATCATCCTCTGAAAAGAAGGTCTGTTTATATTACTTCCTGAAAACCCTTCATCTTCAAATATTTCAAACTTACATTCTTCATTTTGTCGTTTAAAATATTGCTTACATATAGTTATCTGATTCTTTATGCTTTCACCTGTATCTGTTTCTACAGATTTACGACTATATATTGCTATCCTTAACATAAAACCACCTCTCTATATAATAATAAGAGGTAAAATAAATACCCCTGCTTCTATTTTCCAGCTATATCTTTATAACTTATAATTGCCTGTATTCCCTTGCCTTTTTTACGATAAGTTATATTATAGTTCATTTAATCATTCCTTTCTTTTATAAAAGCTCTTATACCTATGTGAACAACAGTACCTACATTTAAAGTCACAGCATTTTATATCATAACAATTTACAAATAAAGCCTTAGTACATACATCTAAATGCATTGCTATTTTAGCCAGTTTTGGTAAATCTACATGTTTAATATTTCTCTCTATATCATTTAATTGTGTTTTAGAGATTCCGGTAAGAGTAGCAAGTGCTCTTACTGATAATCCCTTTTTTTCTCTATATTTTTTAATTAATAACTGCATAATACACCCCAATTTGACATATTTTTTACAATTATTATTTTACTTTAAAACTTTAAATTAAAATAGTGGTAAATGTTTACAAGTATATATACATGGAAGAATATAGTCGAACGAATTATTTACTTGTCCGCAAATAGCGGACAAGAGTGGCATTATAATATACTTAAAGGAAAGGGGTACTGTAATGCAAGACATAAAATCTAACATAATAAAAAATATTGAATTTATAGAAAGTGTTATGAGAAAATACGGTTTAGAAACTCTTAATTTAGATTTATTTATTTCAGAGATCATAAAGAAAGTAGACAAACTTAACCATCTTTCTTCTTTATGATATTCTCTAGTTTTGACTGTAAAGCTATTGATTCCATTACTAATTTCTGTACTTGAGAAGACATACCACCATTCTTATCAATTAGTCCTTTTTCTATTAGTAACTTTACAGCCAATGCAGAAATTGGTATTTCTGTTTTAGGGGCATTTCTATATACCTCCTCTATTGCCTCTTGGGGCGTAGTTTCTTTATTACTAGGTTCATATAATCTATTTACAGGTACGCTCAAGGCAGTAGCTATTTTTTCCATCATTTTTGCAGACGGATTCTTTCTTAATCCTCGTTCTAATTTAGATATATAGTCATTTGTGGACCCTATCATTTCTGAAAGTTGTATTTGAGTTAAACCTTTTTCTATACGCAAATTACGAATGTTTTTACTAATAGAACTCATCCAACCAACTCCTTTTTATGTCTATTAGTCATAAAATATGATATCACAATTTAAATGAATTTAAAAGGCAATTGAAGATAAAAAGAGAAAATAGAAGCATTATCTATTTATTTTAATACATTAGTCTTAAAAATAGTTTTACTATTTAAGACTAATGTATTATTATATAAATGTACTAAGGAGATATACAAAATGATAAAAAAGAGGAATGATACAAGCTGATATTTATTAAGAACTTAACTTACAAAAGGAGGTATACACAAATGATTATTTTAAAAGGAGTGAAAATAGAAACATGATAGGAGGGTTGAGATTGTGAGAATTTTTTTCAAATGCCCATATTGTGGTAGGAAATTAGCTATCATAGATAGTACTAAAAAAATTCAAGGTGTATTTCTTAAGTGTGGGAAATGCAAACGAGAAGTTGAAATAAAAAATATCGAGAGCCAGAATCCAGAGGCCAGAGTTCAAGAAACCAGAGCCCAGAGATCAGAGCCATTAGCCGATACAGGTTGATTGTATCGAGCCAATGGCTCTTTTATTTTGCTGGAAAGGAGATACGGTTATATGAGTTTTAAAGAACTATGTAGAAAGAATGGATTTACCCTTACTGAAGTAGCACAAAAAGCTAATACTACAGTAGATTATTTATCAAAGCTAAATAGAGGAAAAAGAAAAAACCCTACTTGGCAGTTTGTAAATAAAGTTGCGTCTATTCTAGGGGTATCAGAAAGTGAAGTTGGAAAAGCGATAACAAAGGAGGATAAGTAATAATGAATAATTTAATAACAATCAAGATTTACAAGTAAAAGAGTTCAATGGACAAAGAGTAGTAAATTTCAAAGATATTGATATATTATATGAAAGACCAGCAGGAACGGCTAAGAGGAATTTCAATGAAAATAAATATAATTCTGACAGAACAGGCAAGCTAATTTATCTGTAACCAAAATTACTTTTTTGAATAATATGATAGTAGCACTTTAAATGGAGGTTATCCATGAAAAAAGAAAGAGAAAGATTAAAAATTGTAGTTACAAACCCAGAAGAAATTCCAGCAGCAAAAAAAAGATTTACAAAACTATTTTGTGAGTTAAATAGGGACAAGATACTTAAATGTATTGAAGATTTAAAAAACAGTGAAATTAAAGAGACAGAATAATTAGTAGCACTGAAAAACCTATAAAAAATTAGAACAAAGGAGATGAGAAAGTGAGCAACTTAATGATTATTTCAAATCCATCAAAAATTAAATCCACAGAGCTTGTTGATATTATTAATGAGTTCAGAAAAGCAGAAGGTAATAACGCAGAATTACAACATAATGATTTTATGAAGAAAATCAGAAAAGAAGTTGAAATACTGAAAAATCTAGGCTTAGAAGGACAGGGAAATTTTTCGCAGTCGTCATATGTTAATTCACAGAACAAAGAACAGCCGTGTTTTGAGCTTAACCGTGATGGAATGCTTCAAATGTTAAATAGTGAATCAGCTTATGTAAGATATAAAACTATTGAGTATATTAATAAGCTAGAAGAAAAGCTTAAATGTCCTAAAGATAGCTACATGATAGAAGATCCAATAGAAAGGGCTAAAGTCTGGATAAAAGAGCAGGAAGAAAAGAAACAATTGGAACTTGCTAACAGACAAAAAGATCAGTTGATAGGAGAACTTAAACCAAAGGCAGATTACACAGATTCAATTCTTAAAAACCCAGGATTAGTTACTATAACTCAAATAGCCGCAGATTATGGATTGAGTGGTGTAGCAATGAATAAATTGTTACATGATTTAAAAGTACAGTACAAGCAAAGTGGACAATGGCTTTTATATTCACAGCATAAGGGCAAAGGATATACTCATTCACAAACCACTGATATTGTCCATAAGGATGGTAGACCAGATGTAAAAATGAACACCAAATGGACACAGAAAGGCAGATTGTTTCTTTATGACTTGTTAAAAGAAAATGGGATATTACCAGTTATAGAACAGGATGTTAAGGAGAAAACAGTTTAATGCATTTAGTGTACAAGCTATATGAAAGAAGGTGAAATGAATGGATAGCTCAAATTGGAGCAACTATACAAAAGTTTATACTTTTAGAGATTGCTTTGATATATTCCAAGTTGAAGGTGAAGTTAAGCAGATTAATAACCTTATAAAAAATGGTTGCTTGCTTACTACAGATGCATTAAGTGTATCAACCTTAGTAGATCATTTAAATGCATGTAAAAACCCTGATACGGGAGAAATGGTTCTATGCTTTTACAAAGGGAAAACAGAGATAGCTACGATAGATACTTATGATTTCAAGGAAGTACAATTGCAATTTGAAATTGAAGAAAATATTGAAACTAAGGAATTTAAATTACACTATTGCTATATTAAACCATTCAAAGAATATCAAATTTAGGAGGTGAAATAGATGGATGATAAAAAAAGAGTTGCTCCAGAAGTATCAGTTCAAGAGCAACCTAGAGAAAAAGTAGAATACGTTGAAAAACGTGAAATCAAGCAAAAGATAATTCATCTTTTTGCTATGAAAAATCTTACAATAGGTCAATGTAAAGAAATTCTTACAGAAATATCTTTTGATTTTGAAAATTGTATACCCTGGAAACAACAGAATTAATCTGTGAATGAAAATTTCCAAGTAGTAATATCCTCTCCTAACTCATTAAAACCTGTAACTGATTTATTTGCTTTATCAAGTGATTCTATAGCTATTTTTAAATTACTTAAAGCTTCATCAGGAAACTCGGTATCACAGTTAGGACAAACAACTTTTGATTTTTGAGAAATATTTTTATCTGTTACAAAAAAAGTTTCTCTACAGTTGTTACAAGTAAAATTGATTTTCATATGTATCATCACCTTTCTAGGTGATAATTCTACAAAATAATGTAAAAACCTTTAGGAAAATATGTAAAACTAAGGAGGATTTAGAGTGGAGGGATTAAAAGGCATCATAAAAATTTTAAAAGATAGTTTCTATCGTTGTTATAGAGCCTTTGGACTATATGATGAGAGAACACAACATGAATATGATTTATGGAAAGATACTGCAATAGGAGCTATGGAGGAAAAAGGAGGAATGAAGCATGGATTATAGCTGGTATATAACTCCAGAAGAATATGAGAAGGCAGAAGCAAACGGCATATGTAGAAGTACATTAGAGAACAGAATACGAAGAAGTGGCTGGAGCAAAAGTAGAGCAATTAATACTCCAGTAAAAGGACACGATACATGGTCACCAGAACTTATGGAACTTTTAATTAAAAATCATATTCCATTAGGAACTTTCACAAGTAGAATTTATAGACTAGGTTGGGATAAAGTTAGAGCGGCTACTACTCCCCCTAAAGTTAAAAGAAAAGCAACTCCACATAAGTATGATGGGTATTTAAGAATTGCACAAGAAAATGGGATTCGTTTAAATACTTTTAAAAATCGAATTAATAACTTAGGGTGGGATGCAGAAAAAGCAGCAACAACTCCAATTAGAAGCAGGGTAAAAGTATGACGCCAACAGGAGCAATGATACTTGGTATATATAGCTTGATAGTTACTATTGCATTAGTGGTAAAAGACTTTATAGAAATGGTTAAAGGGGAATCTAATGGCTGGACACTTATATTGTTGATTTTAGTTGTTATTTATCTGGTAAATGTAATTTGAAAGGAGAGAAAATGAGTAAAAGATTTACACCTGGATTGAAATATACATTTACTAAGAAAAAATATATCCAGGACATGGGAAGAAAGGATTATAAAAAGCATAAAGAATGGGTTAATAGCTTAAATGGTGGACAAGTTAAACCGATAGTTGCAAGTTACTTTCTTGGATCTGTTAGAGGACATTCTGTAGTTGCTACTTGGTGTAAATGTATAGGGAGGTTGAATGATGAAAACTAAGAAAATGGTTGAATTAGAGAAAGAGAATAAATTGCTTAAGGAGTTGTTACAAGAAGGATTGGAACTTTTAGAGGTTGCTTGCAAAAGGAGTGTGAAGGATGCAAAGAGAGACTAAATTTAGAGCGTGGGATAAGTTAGAGAAAAGAATGGGTGAAGTAAATTATATTAAATATAGCAATGTACAGTATACGTATGTTTCTGCCAGATTCAAGCAAAAAGAAAAGGTTGTTGATGAAGGATTTAATTACGGAGATAAAAATGGTTGCGATAATGTAATTTTAATGCAATATACAGGCATCAGAGATAAGAATGGTGTAGAGATATACGAAGGAGACATTATACATTGGAAAACTGATATAAATAATAAATATCTTGGAAATTTTAAAGTAGAAGAAGATGAAATAGTAGAGTGGAGCAAAGAAGAATTAAAGTGGATTGTTAGAGAAAAAGGAGCAAGTGCATTTGATGAATTGAAAGATTTAACCGACTATGATTTTGAGGTTATAGGAAATATATATGAAAATCCAGAGCTTTTGAAAGAAGCAAATAAGCTTAGAAATGAAGACTTTTAGAAAGGGGAAATTAAATGAAAGAATCTGTAAAAATAAAGAGAAGTAGAAAGTGTAGCAAGTGTTCAATATGTGATAATAATAAAAATGTTAAGATACTTAGCGTTGCAACTAAAAAGGGAATTATTTCAATTACATTATGTAGAGATTGTAGAGAAGAAATGATGCTTAAATTTGAAGATGAAGTTATAGAAGAATTTGAACGAAGTTCATTGAAAGAAGAATTTGACTTAATGGGAAGGTGATTAAATGAGCAATGAAGGTTTTACTATTAAATGCAATAAATGTGGCAAAGTTATTCAGCTAGCAAATAAAAAGAACAAGAAATGGAAATTTAGAGAGCTTGTTATTAATAAAAAAGGAATTGAATTTAAAACAGATAATTGTAATGAAGATGCTTCTATAAAATGTGAATGCGGGAATATCTTAATATTTTAAAGAAGGTGATAAAAAATGCTTTGTCCTTTAAGTGATTGTCCATTAGGACTAAAAGGTGATTTATGTTGTATCTACTGTAAAGAAAAAGAAAGAGGTTGTCCTGAAGCTTGTGAAAAGAGAAATAAAAGTTGCGCAGGTATTGATAGAGATGAGGTTTACTGCAAGATAACAGGGGAGACGGTAACGCAGGATATTGCCACTATTACAAGATCACAAGTTAGAAATTTATTGGAGGGATAGGATATGGCTAAATGTAAAGCATGTGGAGCTGAAATTATATGGATAAAAACTCAATCAGGTAAGAACATGCCATGTGATAAGAAACCAGTAATGTATTGGAAAAAGCAAGGAACAAAAGGGAAAGTCGTTACAAAGAATGGAGAAGTAGTGACATGTGAATTTGAGGGTAATCCTAGTGAATCAACAGGAATAGGATATATGCCACATTGGAGTACATGCCCTAGTGCTAATAAGTTTAGAAATAAAAAAGAAAGCCCTTATAGTAACCACCACGAAATTATAAGGACTAGAGAAATTTAAAAATCTATCCCTATTCTACTATAGGATAGGGAGAAAATCAAATATGGAGGGATGGAGATTGTATAAAGTATTAGCAAAAACTAAAAATATGACGGAATTAGAATGGTTAAGAAGCAGGCAGCAGGGTATTGGTGGATCTGATGCTGGAGCAATCCTTGGAGTAAACAGATGGAGAACACCATTTCAAGTATATATGGATAAAACTCAAGAAATAAATGAACCTAGTGAGCAGAGTGAAGCTGCTTACTGGGGAACTGAACTGGAAGACCTTGTTGCAAGGGAATTTTCAAAGAGAGCAGGTAAAAAGGTCAGGAGAAGAAATGCAATACTTCAAAGTATCGAATATCCTTTTATGACAGCTAATTTAGACAGAGAGATAGTAGGGGAAAAGTCATTACTTGAATGCAAAACAGTAAACGCCTTTGGAGCCAAAGAGTGGGACTCTGAAGAGGTACCAGCAAGCTATTTAGTACAAGTCATGCATTATTTAGCAGTGACAGGATATGAAAAAGCATTTATAGCTGTTTTAATAGGTGGGCAAAAGTTCCTTTATAAAGAGGTAGATAGGGATGAAGAACTTATAGAAATGATTGTAAATGCGGAAAAAGATTTTTGGGAAAACTCCATAGTTAAAAAGGTGCCGCCCCCACTTGATGGGTCTGCTGCAGCAGAAAAATATGTGAAGGAAAAATATAAGGATTCTAATCCAGAAATTAGTGTAAATCTAAAATCTGAATACAAGAATAAAATTAAGAATTATTTTGAACTTAAAAACACGATTAAGGAGTTGGAGGTACAGGCTAAAGAAATTGAAAATAACGTAAAGCTGGAGTTAGGTGAGGCAGAGATAGGATATACGCCTGATTATGAAATTGATTGGAAGAGCATAACTTCAAATAAATTTGACAGTAAGAAATTTAAGAATGACCATCCAGAACTTTTTAAACAATACCTAAATATGAGCTCCTATAGAAAATTTAGCATAAAGGAGGTAAAAGCATAATGGCTAATCCAGCATTTACAACACTTATGGACAGCCTAAATGCACAGATACAGGCTTTAAATAAAACTGGCTTTAAACTTTATGATGGTGAGAACAGAGAGTATTTTATAGGAAAATTAAGATATGACAGCAATGATGACAAAATAGTATGTGATTTTGAGGAGGAGAAGTAATATGGCCACAAGTAAGAGTTTAAAAAATGAACTTACGAAGAAGGAGACTAAGCCACCTAAAGATCCGTTTAAAGCACTAGTTTATTCTCCAGGAATAAAGAAAAGATTTGAAGATATGCTTGATAAACAGGCAAATGGATTTATAACAAGCTTACTTAACTTAAAGCAGGATAAATTGAAGGGTTGTGATGATATGACAGTTTTAGGGAGTGCCTTAAAGGCTGCTTCCTTAAAACTACCAATAGACCCGAACCTTGGTTTTGCATGGATAATACCTTTTAAAAATCACGGCAAATTAGAAGCACAGTTTCAAATAGGATATAGAGGATTTATACAGATGGCCCAAAGATCTGGTCAATATAAAAAACTAAATGTTACGGAGATTTATGAAGGCCAACTTAAGAGTTTTAATTCACTTACTGAAGAGATAGAACTTGATCTTGATAATAAACAATCTGATGCAGTTATTGGGTATGCAGCATACTTTAGATTATTAAATGGATTTGAAAAAATGGTTTACTGGAGTAAAGAAAAAGTAACAGTACATGCTAGAAGGTTTAGTAAAAGTTTTGGTAACGGACCATGGAAGACAGATTTTGATGCAATGGCAAGAAAAACAGTGCTTAAAAATATGCTTTCAACTTGGGGAATCTTAAGTATTGATATGCAGGAAGCAATTACAAGTGACAATAAAATAATTAAGACTACTGATGATGATTATGAGTTACTTGAAGAGGGTACAGAAAATGAAACGAAAATAAATGTTACTGACGTTGAGTACACAGAATCAGATGAAACTGAAAAAGAAGAGAATGGTAAAGATCCATATGAGGGTACTCCTTTTTCCGAGAGTGCGGAAAATGAAGAAAATAATAGTAAAGAGAATTAACAAGTATTAGGAAATTTGGAAGTTTTAAAGTAGGTATGTTAATACCGATCTAGTAGCCTGTTTTAACACCCCGGAGGGTGTTCACATGAGATATATATTGCAGATAAAGGACTAGAGATTGAATTGTTTAACTAGATAAGAGGTGAGATTATGGCAAAACGTTATTATTGGTTGAAATTGAATGAAAACTTCTTTGAAAGAGATGAAATAAAAATTATTGAAAATAGTCCTAATGGTAAGGATTATATAATCTTCTACTTAAAGCTTTTACTTAAGTCAATTTCAAGTGAAGGAAAACTAAAGTTTAGAAACGTAATTCCATATACACCGGAAATGCTATCAAGTATAACTGGAACAAATATAGATACTGTAATGGTTGCAACAAAAATGTTTGTAGATTTAGGACTTATGGAAAAATGGGATGATGGAACTATGTTTATGGCTGAAACTCAAAATATGATAGGTTCAGAGACAGGATGGGCAAAGAAAAAAAGAGAATATAGAAAACAAATTGAAGGAGAAAAACGAGGACAATGTCCTCAACTTGTCCCTGAGAAAAAAGACGAAGTCCGACAAGAGAAAGAGATAGAGAAAGATATAGATATAGAGTTAGATAAAGAGAGAGAGACTAAAGAGAAAAATCTCTCTCTTGGGACAACAGAAGTATTAAATTTCATAGAAGAAAAAGCCTGTATTAGTTTATCAGGTCAATATCAAAATATATCTGAGTTAGTTGAAAAGTATGAGATTCAGGATATAAAAGAAGCAATAAGTAAGTCTCTTTCTAAAGGTAAAAAAGGAGTGGCAATATTAAACTATGCCAATGGAATACTTAAAAACTGGGCTGTAGAAGGAAAGGAGGAAAGCCATGGAGGAAATACCGGAAGCATTAAGCAGGATTTTACAGAAGGTAAATACAAGGGATTTAAGCCAAAACCGCCAGACGTCTCAGGAGAAATCGACGAAACAGGACTTATCTAAATGTCCTCTATGTCAAGGCATGGGGTTTATCTACAACAAAGAGACTGATTCATATAGGCAATGTAAATGTGTAGCGCTAGAAGTAACTAAAAGCAAATGGAGAAAGTTAGGTATAGATCCAGAGAAGAGCAACCAAACATTTTCAAATTTTAAAGTTTGGAATGAAACTTCAAAAATTTCTAAAGCTGCAGCAATAAAATATTATAACGAATTTGAGAGCATAAAAAATGCGAAACAAAATTCAATAATGTTTTGTGGACAAGTAGGTAGTGGGAAAACACATTTAAGCATAGCTCTAGCACTTAATTTCATAAAGAAAGGTATCAATGTAGTGTATATGCCCTATAGGGATGTAGTAACCCGTATAAAGCAGAATATGTTAGATAAAGAGTATTATAAAAAGCAACTTAGTAAGTTTCAGTTAGCAGATATATTGCTTATAGATGATTTATTCAAAGGGAAAGTGAATGAGACAGACATAAATATAATGTTTGAGGTTGTTAATTATAGATATTTGAATTACTTACCTTTGATAGTTTCAAGCGAGTTTACACTTGATAAAATGCTGAATTTTGATGAGGGCGTAGGAAGCCGTATATACGAAATGTGCAAAGGGCACATAGTCCAGATTGAAGGAAAAGAAAATAATTATAGACTTAAAGAATAGTACGCAAAATGAAATTTTTATGTCCAGGAGGTGAAAAGATGTATAAGGCCGGTGATGAATTTTATATAAGTCCAAATGAATATACAACAGCTGAAAAGAATGGTATTGATAAACGTACATTGGAACAAAGAATAAGAGAATATGGATGGGATAATGATAGAGCAGTTACAGAGCCTAAAAGAGCTAGAAAAAATAGAAAATACTGGACTGAGATAGCACTAGAGAATGGAATAAGTAAACAACTATTCTACCAAAGAATTGATACTTTAAAATGGGATGCAGAAAAGGCGTCAACAACTCCAATACTGAAGCCTAGTGGACCTAAATCTAAATTTGCTGAAGGAACATTAACGAAAGTACAAGCCAACGGTATTCAAATGCAATGCTTTAGAAGAAGAATAAGAGAAGGTTGGAACGAAGAAATTGCAGCTACTTTAAAGCCAATTAGTAAAAAAGAAGTAATAGATCTTATGCATTTAGCTAGAAAAAGCAAAGGAAAAGTACAGGCTTGGTATTTATAAAAATTAGGAAGGTGAAAATATGAGACGTATGTTGGAATATACGAATTATGAAGTTGAGAAGAATGGACACTTAAAAAATCCCTTGGCTGGTAATAAAAAAATTAAAGCACTTGTTGGAAAAGACATACTTGTTAGAAATAAACATAATGCAGAACTATATCTTATACAAAATGCGGAGTTGAAAGAGCTAGAAGAGGTTAAAGAAGGATTGTTATTAGTTGTTGTAAAAGATGAAGGATTTTAATAGATTGAAATTAATGCGGCCGACATTAATGTCGTTACCAAAGGAGGATATGAGGATGCCAAAAGAAGCTGATATTTTAGAAATAAAATGTTGCCCATTTTGTGGAGAAGAGGAAGACTTAGAACTTTGGACAGATGATGGAATTGTTATCTGTAATAATTGCGGAAGAAATTTTAAGGTTATAGAAGACAATCTTTAATGAAATTATTATGAATTAATCATAAAAAAGGAGGCATATCAAAAATGAAAAGTTATGCTTGTGAGAAATGTGGTAGTGTGGATGTTTTTGTAGATGATAGAGGAAACCAAAAAGCTTTAGTTTGTGGAGATTGTGGAAGTTGGCTGAAATGGATAGGAAAGAAGGAATTACCTTTAGTTAAGCGATTTATAGAAAGTAATAAAGTATCAGTTACTGAAAATATTAAAGAGGATGATGTAAAAAGTTATACAGTGAGAATACCATTCACAGGAGCTGTTGAAATGACAGTAGATGCCAGTGACAAAAAGAAAGCTATCGAAATAGTTCAAGAAAATGCAAGATTAAATGATGCTGTCGAATGGAATTTAGAAGATAACGGAATAGAAGTGTATAAAGATTGATGACGCATAACAAAAATTTTGAGAAGGAAGTGAGGATAAATGAACTTAGATAAATTTAAAGGAGTATGTCAACAAGCAGTACAGCACTATGGAGAAGAATCCAGAAAACAGTTAGCCCAGGAAGAATGTGCAGAACTAATCCAAGCTATCAGTAAAGACTTAAGAGGTCAAAAACACAATGCAGAGGAAGAAATAGCAGATGTGCTTATCATGATTGAGCAACTTACACACATCTATAACAATGACAAAATAGAAAAATACAGAGAAGAAAAGATTAATAGGCTAACAAGAATGATGGAAACATAAAAAATTAAAACAAGGACAAGCCTTAAACGAAAGATAAACATAAAAAGGTATAATTACACCTTTTGAAATAGGATAGCTTTAAAATTAATGTATGAGTGTTTTAGAATACTAACAAAGTAGAAAGATTAGGAGGCAAATTTTTTGACGAGAAACTTAGGAAAAATATTCGAAGAAGATATAATGAGCAGCGTTCCAGAAAATTTATTTAAGTACAAGCTTAGAGATAGTGCTTCTGGATGGAGTGGAGGAAACAAAGCAAGATTTACAACTAATAACATATGTGACCTCATAGTACATGATGGCATATGGTTGCATTTGCTAGAATGTAAGAGTCATAAAGGAAATAGCATACCTACTACACCTAAGATAAATACTAAAGGCAAAATTACTCATTACGGTGTTATAAAAATAAATCAGCTAGAAGGGTTGATGGAAGAATATCCAAAGAAAAATGTATCAACAGGTTTTTTATTTAATCTAAGTGATAAATGTAAAACGTATTTTGTAGAAGCTCCAGAAGTATGTGAAGCATTGGTTGAAGAACATAAAAAATCTTTAAACTTAGAATGGATAGAGCAACATGGAATGTTAATACCACAGATACGGAAAGGCAGAAGTCAAATTCATTGGAAATATAAATTATCTAGTCTATTGGATAATGATTGGAGGGTTAAAAAAGCATGAAGGAAATAAGTGAAAATGTTGATTTATCAAAAGAAGTTTTAAACGTAAATATAGATAGTCCAGTATTTAAACCTATGTTGGGTAGCCTTAATGAAAAAATAATAGAGGTTATAAAAAAGGTATATAATGAAGAATTTGCAAGTGGAGATATATCTTTAAAATTAACTTTAACAGTACCTATTGAAACCAAAAGATTTCCTGTAGAAACTTTACCAGGTGAGCATCCTACTGTAAAGACTTATGAGTATAAGGCTCTACAGTTTGAACATGATATTACAACTACATTTAAAAAAGTAGATAAAGAAAAAGGAAAATACTGGGGGGACAAAGAGCTTAAAGAAGATGATGGCAAATTTATTGAAGTACCAATAGAAGATCCACAAGTAAGTATGTTTGATAAATAGTTAAAATAAGCACTAATACAGTGGAGTTGTGGCATAGACATAATCTTACTGTATTAGTGTATTAGAAAAGTAAGGTGATTATATGACTGACTTTGAAAGAAAGATACTGATTTTCTTAGGATTGTGGCTTTTACTTAGTGTTATTTGCACAATTATAATTTGTGTAGTTATAGAGCATAGGGAAAAGAAAATGGAGAAAAAACGTGCTGAATTTGAAAAGGAATGGAATAAGTACGGGAGGAATCAACATGGCTTGTTCTTGTAATGAATGTGCAAATTTAAGCAGAACAATAAGAATAAATTCAAAAGGTTGCTATAGATATGGATGTAAGAAATGCAAAGGCGGATATATATGTGGATGGATAGCTAAAGATACGGAATTAAAAACAATGGGATGCTCCAATTTTATAGAAAATAATAAGGGAGCTGAACAAATTAGTTTATTTTAGAAGGTGATTAAATGTTTATTGATATAGGACATAAGCAATATGCAAATGTAGGTAAGATAACACTTATAGCATCTTTCGGATCTACACCTGCAAAGAGGGATGTTCAAAATGCAAGGCAAAAAGGAACTTTGATAGATGCAACTAAAGGTAAAAGGACATTAAGTGTTATATATACAGGTGAATATATTATTTTATCTGCAGTAATGCCCGAAACACTTTCAAAAAGGACGGAGAAGGTGAAATAATGCCTATAAAACCAGTAGAAACGATAGAAGTTACTCAAGCTATACGGAGAACTGCTGAAAGGTTGGAAAATGGTGTAGATACTATAACTAAAAAAGCTAAAGAATATGCAGTTGCTGAGAGAGAATATAGAATTGCACTAAGAAAAGAGATAGTAAAACTTAGAACTGAAAAAATGCCGGTTACTCTTATAGCAGATGTGGCACGTGGTAGTGATGATGTTGCTGATTTGAAATTTAAAAGAGATTTAGCACAGGAAACATATAAGGCTAGTAGAGATATGCTAAATGCATTAAGCACAGAAGTAAGTTCTCTACAAAGTATTTTGAAGGTACAAGCTAATATAGAAAAATAGGAAGAAAGCAAAAATAATAACGTATATATCAAGTAGAATGTGGGTCAGTTTTAAACTTTATGTTCTACTTGATATAAAACACATATAATAAAGGGGTGGTTAAGTGAATAGGGCATTAAGAGATAAGATCAGAGAAGAAGCTGACAATTGCTGTATGTTATGTGGATATAATTGCGGTAAAACTGGAAGCCCACATCATATAGTTAAAATAAGTGAAGAGCCTCTATTAATCAACTGTAAGAAAAACATTATGTGGGTGTGTTTAGGCTGTCACCACAAAACAGAAAATGATGGTAAATTCCAAGCAAGGTTACAGAAACAGCTTCAAGAAAGATATTTTAGAATATTCAATAAGCATAAGAACTATACGGTTAAAGAAATAGCTGGGATAGTCCAAGCTCCTGTAAAAGATATCGAAAAAGCTATACAAAAGGGATTTTTGAAATGCAAGTTTATAAATGGAATTCACAAGGCTTTAGGAATAGACACTATAAGGTTTTTGATGGGTGGAAAATTAAAATAAAGTATGCAAATAGACATAAATAATGCATAAGGGAGGGCGGTTTATGCTAGATAGAGAAACATTTAAAAAGACAGAAGGGCAGTTATATGGTTATTTTAGAGACTTAGACGAAATAGAAACATTAAAGCAAGAATACAAAGAATTCAAGGAACAGGAAGAAAGCATTGAATATGATATAAAAAGTTGCAATGTTACTGTTGAACCAGATATGCATATGAGCCCAAGTTTTGATGAAAGGGTACAAATAAGTCCTACAGGAGAGAGTGTAGCAGAAAAAGGAATAATAAGAGAAATTGAAAACCTTGAAAATGAGCTTGACTATGTTAAAAGAAAAATCCGCAAAATTAGAGCTAGAATAAGAGAACTAAATAGGAGAATGGCTAAATTTAAAAAGGTTTTAACAGTTCCGCCACTATCTCAGGAAAGCATGAATTTTATAACTTATAAATATAAGGAAAGTGAAGATGGCAGGTGTAAAAGCGTAGACTGGATAGCTGATAAAATGTATAGTGGTGTAAGAAGTACTACCTATAGAAAAAGAGAGGAAATTGTAGAGAATATAGCTCAATGGGCAAATATACACAACTATAGTTAAGCCTAAAGTGTTAAAGTAAGCATGGTTATCAAAATTTATAAAAATAAATTTAAGGCAATTAGAATTATTTAGACTTTATTTTTAATTTTCTATAAGTTTAAGCAGGAATATAAAAAATCATGAAGAAATATTTACTTATGTTAGGAGGCTTTTTATATGGAATTAAGGAACATTACAACTAAGAAGATGGCATTAACTATAACAGGTGATGATAAGAGATCGTCTTATATGGGAGGCTCAGAGTTAGTCGATTTTTTTTATGAATTTGGGTTCAATGACATTTATGATAAAAACTTTGGTACAAGATGGATTTATACAGAAAATAAGTTGAAAAATATATTAAAATCAAATAAATTTATAGAATTTATAAATTATTATTTAGATGAAGAAAGATATATAGATATAAATAGTACAAAATATGAAACACAAGATAAGATAATAAAATATTGGAATAAATATTTGAACCTTGATAATTATAAAATTGTGCGGAATAATGATAAATATAACCTTGAAGACTTTACTGGTGCAAAAGTAGAACTTAATATGGCACAAATTAATGTGCTGTCAACTGATTTTATGAATGAACAAATTGACAAATGTAATTCAAAAATAATTAAAGGGGATTATGACGGGGCAATAACAAATGCCAGAAGTTTAGTAGAAGAAGTTTTATTATCTGTAGAAGAAAAAGCAACTGGTAATAGAGGAGAAAACCCTGGCAAGATTATTAAATTGTACAATAGAGTAAAGAAAGTAATAAATTTTGATCCTTCTCAGAAGGGATTAGATGATACATTAAAGTCAATTTTAAGTGGGCTAAGCAGTATTATTAATGGACTGGGCAACTTGAGAAATGAAGCTAGTGATTCACATGCTTCACAATATAAGCCTGCAAAACATCATGCTGAATTAGCGGTAAATGTGGCAAAAACATTTACTGCATTTATTATCGAGTCATATATTTATCAAAAAGGCAAAAAATCGTGAGACAAAAATGAGACAAATCTGGGACAAAAATGTAATCAATCTGTTATATAATATATATAGGCGATAAGCCAAAATAAAAATTCAATATATTGTATAAACGAAAAATAAGCACTGGTGAAAACTGGTGCTTATTTTTGTACCCATTTTTACAACTTAATTGAAATAACCATAAAATATGGACTTATTACCATTAGATTAATATTTATTGGAACTCCTGACCTTATTTATACTAAATCGAGGGAAGGAGGGATAATAATGTCTGAAATAGAAGAAATTTTAGCACAAATAGAAGACTTGCGAAAAAATCTCAATACGCTAATAAAAGAAAAAGATACGTTATTAGACCCAAAGGTAATTGTAGCAAGTCAAATGCTAGATTCAATGCTAAACGAATATGACAAAATAGTTAAAAAGTCGGACAAGTAAAAGAGGGAGAGGCAAACGCTTCTCCTTTTATATATGGAGGTAAATATATGAGTAGACTACATAATATGTATGTTGATACATGGGTAACTAAAAACTCAAAGGAGAATAGCCATGAGTAATTCAACTTTATATATAGATGGTAAGCCACAGGGTAACCTAACATCTTTTGAACGTGGAGTACATAATCTTCAAATGTATATAAACGGATGCGATAGAGCAGACGACGAGATAATACATTTAGGTCCAAGAGAAAAGCAGAAAGAACCTTTTAAAAGATATGAAAATCCAGACTATTTTAATAAAGTATAGAGGATATTACTTTCTTTTGTAGAAATATTATACAAAAGGAGATGCATTATATATGAGTAGAACAATAAATTTTTATAATATGGCAATATATAAAAATGATAATAAAACCAATATTGATTTAATTGATTTAATTGACTCGATTGAACAAATATCATGGGAAAATAGAGTGAGAAAAATTGATAATGATATTACAGCATCATTTCCTCTAATATTGAGAGATAATTACCCAGAAAAGCGAATAATACCTTTTGGTAAGTTTAGAGTGAATTATAAACCATTTATTGGTAGTATAACTACTTCAAAATTACAAGCAATAAAGAATGATGTTGTAGAAATGGTAACAATGGTTTATGATAAAAATTATAGATGCGCAGTAATTGATTATAATATGCATGGGCTAAAACAAAAGGGAATTGAATTATATCTTTCTTCATTTTTGTGTAATAATGATAGAGAAAATTGGGAAGTTAAACTAACACCAATAAATGTAGAGAAGGGTATTAATGATATTAAAAAATCTAATCAAATAAAATGTTTAGAAATTGTATTAAAATTAGACAAAAATTCTGAAGAGGTATTTAAAGAAGGAGTAAAAACAGATTATAAATATGTTTTAGATTTGTTTAATAATTTACTTAAAACTTCAAAAGGTACAGAAGCAAATACTGTAAAAATACAGTTAGGCGTTGGAAATGAAAGAAATAGTACAATGAACTTAGAGACTGTGCAATATGTTTTATCTGTTTTAAATATTGAAAGCGATAAAATTGACAGTATAAAAGTGAGATATAGAGATGATTCTTCAGAAAAGTTAGATACGATTAATCTGAAATACATAGGTAAGCAATTACAAGATAAAATTTTAAACGAAAATTCAGATGCCAATCCTTCACCGGAGTTTATAGGAGATTCTATTTTAGAGGCTTATAAAAATTATGATCAATCTTTAACTCAACAGTATATTAAATTTATTGAAGGAATGGCATCCGAAGAATTACCTAAAATTCAATCAATACCTAAGCCTGAAAATCAAGTTGATAATTAGTTAGGAGAATAGAAATGATAAAAGATTTGATTAATAAAATAAAATGGGGAATAATTATAGAAAAATGGATAATGAAAATACCAATAATATTTGCAGCTCTTTTATTTTTTATATACCTTTTATCATATAAAATTCTATTTTTTAATAAAAGTTATCTAATACTTAGTAATTTTCTAAACAGGTTATTTGCTAAAGATAGAATGTCAACTTTAATAAATATTTCAGTAGTTCTTATAGGATTTTATGTTACTATTATGTCAATATTTGGCTCAAATGTTTCTGCGGCTATTGTTAAATTATCAGAGAACGAATTAAGTGAAAATTTTATAAAATATATCAAAAGTGGTTTATTTTTTGCTTTTTCATATTTTTTCTTGACTATATTTTTTGATGTTTTTAAATCTAATCTTTTTATTATAATTTATACTACAGTTTTTTTACTTGTCTTAAGTAGTTGTATTAGAATTTGCTTGATTAGTATAAAACTATATCAATATAATATAGAAAATGCATCTGAATTATCTAAAGAAGCAGAAAAAAATCAAGAACAAATTTTAACTTTATTACAAGAAATAAAAGATTCTAATCAAAAAGGTAAGAAGGAAAAGTATGATAAAATTAAGATGATAACAGAGAAAGAAAAGAGGAATAGAAAAGATTTACCATATAAAGAAAATTTATAAGAGTTTCTAACAGAGCTCTTTTTAAATTCAATACAAAGCATCTAAGAAAGCCATATATTATAGATTAAATCTGTAGTATGTGGCTTTTTCTATATAAAAAATAGATAGGAGTGAGCAAATGCCACCAGAAGAGTTCAAAAGAGCAAAGCTTTATTTTGATGGTAAAGAAATAGGAGAAGTAGGAAGTTTAGAAGTTACGGAAGCCATGGCGACAGAAAATGACGAATATAAGGATTTTGAAAAATTGCTAAATAGTAAAGGCTCTCTAACATTTACAGGAAAAATACTTGGATTTGATAAGGCTATAAGGTTATATAAGATATTGGAGCATACTAAAAAGAAGCTATTTAATAGGATATTTGGAGAACCGGCAGGACGATTATATTTAATAGGTATAGGAGGAACAAATTAAAATGAATGATAAAAGTAAGAAAGACAATGCTAATGATTTTATAGACCAGGTGTGCAATAGTGTATTCAATGATGCAAATTTTAAAATGGCCTTAGTAGCGATACCACAAATAGTAGGAATGGTAAAGGCTACATATGATGAAATGAAAAAGCAAGGATTTACTGAGGTACAAGCATATGATTTCGCTAAGTCTATGATGCTAAGTTCAATTAATGCTGGAGGTAAATAAATATGAAATATAGAGATAATTGGAATGGTGAAATAGTTGATATTGTAAAAGTACGTGATTTAATAAAGGAACCTAAAAAGATAGGGTATTATACAAATGGTGAATTTGATTCTATAGCATTATGTGATGGCTTGCCCAATATTAAAGCCCCAAATAATGCTATATTATATGGTAGCAATAATAGCATGAAGTATAAAAAAGTAAAATTAAATGAATACATTGCAAGGCATAAGGACAGATATATAATCTTATCTTGTATACCTTATTCATATGAGCAAATAGAAGATAAAGAAAAAGAAGAAATTACAATTAATCTAAATTTAAATATGGATGAATATATAAAGCTACTAGATGAAGGTAAGAAGAAGGCACAGGAGTTACAGGGTATAGTTAGTAAGTTGAAAAATGCAAAAGTTGAGGTAAAAGATGAAACTGGCGAAGGCGTTCTCATAGTTATAGATGGCAAATATCTATTAAACAATGAAGAACCTGAGACAAAAGATAATTCTAATAGAGGTATTAATGTAACTATAAATTGTAATATTGATCTTGAAGCTATTTCTAAGGAAATTGGAGAATATGTAGTAAGCAAAGTAAAAGAAGCAATGAAGAATATGTAAAGATAATGCAATTAGGAGTATATTATGGATAATACTAAAATACAAAAGCCATGTAAATATTGTAGTTTTGAAACAAAAGAGGATGAAGAATATTCACGAGGAAAATCACTAATAGATGATTGCGATATTGATACTTACCTTGAAAAAGAATCTATCAAAGGTGTAACAACATATTATTTAGTTTCAAAATCTTATTATGCCGGAGAACCTTCTGAAAAAGTTGATTATTGCCCTAAGTGTGGAAGAAAATTAATTTAAATAAAGTTTAACCAATATTAATAAAGTAGTATAATATTGCCAAAGGGGTGATATTATGGGATTTAGAATTAAAAAGTCAGTTAAAATAGCACCAGGAGTAAAATTAAACATTGGAAAGAAAGGTATAAACAGTGTCTCTATAGGAGGACATGGATATACTAAAAATATAAGTAAACATGGAACTAGAACTACTGTAGGAATACCAGGAACGGGGGTAAGCTATACAAATTATAAGCGAAACAATAATAAACATAAATCTATACCTAAAGAAAGTAAAGTTGAGAGAGCAACCAATAGAATTACAGAGTTAGCCGGGAAATATAGAGATTGCCCTATAGATAATAAAGAAGATAAAATAAAGCTGCCTAAAATAATATGGAGAGAAATTATTATAACTGGATTGCTCATTTTGGCTACTGTAATTTTTATTCCAATGTTTGTATTTGCAATGATATCTACAATAGTGCTATTATTTACTTCACTGTTTAATAAGCAGTGCTGGGCACAGACGTTTCAATACAAAGCTATAAAGGCATACCATTTTAGAGATAGTAAAAGTTGTATATATTGGTGTGAAAGAAGTCTTAGCAATAAGGAATATGAAAGTACTAGAAGATTAATGGAATTAGCACAGCAGGAAATTAATTAGGATCTATTTATATAGGTCTTATTTTTTATTTAGGAAATTTCTAAGACAAATAAAAAATTTGAAATTAACCTTTCTATTTTATATACTAAAATTAGGATATGTTGATAATAAATAGGGAGGGAGATTTTATTGGATAATAAATGTCACCAACAAATTAATACAAAAACGTCAACTCGTACGAAAGCATACTTTATTGCAAAATATATTTTTTGTGGTGTTTTGTTTGGGGAATACTGGAGCATAGGGTATACAGTTGTAAGAAAAAGTAAAGTGGGATTAGTTTTAGGATTAGTTATGTTACTAATGTTTATTTTTTATAAGGATATTATGATACCTGTTAGGTCAAATAAAAATGAATTCGGTAAGTATACAAATATCATTTCAGAAATTATTGTTATCGTAGTAGCATTGCTATTTGGCCTTTATATTGAGAGCTTTTTACGATAATTTAATATGTGGTGAGGTAGACAATATGCAAACATTAAAATGCAAGATATGTGGTAGAACACTTATGGAAGTAGAAGGACAGGCACATATAAGAAAGAAGTGTCCTAAGTGTAAGACCATGAATGAATTCTACATAAAAGAAAAGCCAAAAGTAAATAAATAGATTAGCGTACCTATTAAGCGTACCATTATGAGGATAAAACCTTGTAGTGGTACGCTTTTTTATTTTGCTTAAAATGTTGGGAGAGATAAATATGAGTTATACTCCACATGAACCGCCAGTACCGCTTTCAACTAGAATTGTTAAAGATGGTGGAAATAAAAGAAAATTAATGACCGCAGGAAAGCTTTGTATGTTTTTATCAGGAGTATTATTTGATAGTGCAGTGAATGATATTATAGTCCATTCACCACATATAGCATTTATATTATTAGTCATTATTGTAGCTTTAATTGACTTATATTATGGATTAAAACATGAATGATAGGAGGAATCTATATGATAGAGATACATTTAGGTATGCATCCAAAGGATAACAAGATAGTTGTAGACGGTGTTGATATATCTAATAGAGTAACAGCAATTAAAGTAAGTAAGACTGCACCAGAGTTGCCAACTGTAGAATTAAAACTAATGCCAGATAAAGTTAAGATAACAGGTGATGCAAAGCTTATAAGAGATAAAGGATTAAAGGAATATGATACAGAGGAATTGAGAAAAGAATTAGATAAGAGAGATGGAATATTAAATAAGGATGGAGTATTAAGTGAAGATACTAAGAACTTTGTAAATAAGATTTGTTCTGGCTATAACAAGATTATGAACACATCTTGCGTTGGGTTTGCTGTACCTGCAACAGATGAACCAAATCCAGGCAAACCACCAAGGCAATATTAGATAGGGTAATATAATATTGCTAGAAAAAGAGATGAAATAGATAAGACATATAAGTCAATATTAAATAATGAGTAGGCAGGTGGTGACAATGTAAGTATGACAGACAAAATAAAAAAAGCTGAAAAAGATTACATAAATGGGGCAAAGTATAAAGACATAGCCAGTAAATATAGTGTATCTATAAACACTGTTAAGTCATGGAAACAAAGGTACAAATGGTGCAGAAATGGTGTGCATACAACAGAGAAAAAAGCATACACAAAGAAGAAAAAAGAACGCATACAAAAAAGTAATGCACCACCTAAAAAGGAAGAACCAATACAACAGAAAAATAATGAAGCATTAGAAGAGTATGAACTTACTGAAAGGCAAAGGCTATTTGCTGAAATATATGTAAGAACACCTATTGCATATAAGGCAGCAATTAAAGCAGGATATTCATCTAATAGTGCATTTGTAGAAAGCTCAAACTTATTAAGAAATCCTAAGGTAAAAGCATATATAGATTATTTAAAGGAGCTTAAAAGACAAGCTATTAATTTAGAAATAGAGGATTTAGTAGATTTAAATATGAGAATAGCCTTTGGAGATATAAAGGACTATGTAAGCTTTGGCCAAAGAAGAATACCTATTATGAATAAAGGCGAGCCAGTAGTTATGGAAAACCCTGTAACTGGCAAGAAAGAGGTACTTACAAAGATAATAAATACCATACAGCTTAAGGAAGATTATGAGGTTGACGGTGAAATAATATCTGAGATAAAGACAAGTAGACAAGGTACAAGCGTAAAGTTAGAGGATAAGCAGAAAGCTATACAATGGTTAACTGATTACTTTGGATGGAATCCAGAGAGTAAGCATAAGAAAGAATTTGACAGCAAGAAGATGGAGCTTGAGAAGGAAAAACTTGAACACCAGAAAGATATAGATGATAAAAAATATTGGTAGGAGGTAAGACTATGACACTGGATGAAGCAATACAACATTGCTATGAAGATGCTAAAAAAGAAAGTAGTTGCAGTACAGAGGATAAAACTCCATGTGCAAATGAACATTTACAACTCGCATATTGGTTAGAAGAATTAAAGGGGAGAAGAAGTAATGGCAAGGGATGCAAAGCTAAAAGCCTTTTATAATAGCCAGACATGGATAAACTTTAGACAAGTAATCATAGCAGAACGTGGACTTGTATGTGAGTATTGCCATAAACCTATAACCAATGTAACAGATGCAATACTACATCATAAGAAAGAGCTTACTATAGAGAATGTAGATGATGTAATGGTGTCTCTTAATCCAAATAACATCACGATAGTACACAGTGGATGTCACAATAAGATGCATCATAGGTGGGGCAATATAATAGAACATAATGTGTACTTAGTATATGGACCACCTCTAAGTGGCAAGAAGACATATGTTAAGCAAAGGATGCAGCGTGGTGACTTAGTAGTTGATATGGATGAGATATATAAAGCCATATCATTAATGCCAATGTATGATAAGCCTAATGGACTACTTGGCAATGTGTTCGCTATCCATAACCTACTACTGGATAACATCAAGACAAGGTATGGCAAATGGAATAGCGCATGGATCATAGGAGGATATGAAGATAAGTATAAGAGAGAACACATCATAAAGGAACTAGGAGCAACACCAATCTTTGTACAGGTTAGTAAAGAAGAATGTAAGAGAAGGCTAGAAAAAGACTTAATGGGTAGGCAATACAGAAAAGCTGAGTGGTTAGGTTATATTGACAAATGGTTCGATAGATATACAACATAGACAGACACCCCCCATTTGGAAAAACGGACGCCCTCGCAAAGACCGCACCCACAATCACAATTTCAACGCACGCCCCAAAATTTGAAAATTAGTTCGAATAAATTTGAAAATCTGAAAACAAATTCGTGCATACAAAATAATCTTAGAAAATACTCAAGATATTTGAGAAGGTGAGCATTTGAATAAACAAGAAATATATAATAATGAGTTAAAAAAGCTAAATGATATATTTGCAGACGTTGAAGAATCAAAGCGCAAATTAGTTGAGGGGTTAATATTAGACGCTGCATTTTTAAAAGCAGAGAATTATACATTAAAAGAAACTCTTAAAGCCACAGGAATGATTAAAATAAATCCTAAAGATAGAACATTACAAAAGAAAGTTCTTGCTGCAGATCAATATTTAAAGAATGTAAATACTTATGCCACTGTAATAAAATCCTTAAATTCCGTATTGTCTAAAAATATTATTGAGGAAGATGATGGGTTTGACGACTGGATAAAAGAGCAAAATGGAAGTGATTAAATGAGATTTGAAAGAGTAGCTCAAATTAAAACAGCTAACCAAGTATTACATGAATTACAGAGAGTACCTAAGAAAGCCTTAAAGGTAGTAAATGATTTTGGCATAAAAATATATTGTTTTGATAAAGACTTTAAACCTTCACGTATTGGACTTTGTAATAAAAATGATATATCAGATGATGGTAGGCTTTGGGATGATACAGCATGTTATGGACTAAAATATAAAGCTATATTTATACACCAACATGATTTTGAAGAAGAAAAAAACGAAAAAGATTTTTCAGGAATTATACATGAAATTGGACATGCATTAGATCATGCATTAGGAAATAAACTTGGTAAAAATAATTACTTATCACATATAGAATCTAAAATCTATACTGGATGGCAAAACGATAAGGGTTTAGATTGCTATGCCAATTCAGATTTAGCAGAATATTTTGCTCAAGCATTTATGGCATATTGTTACACCGGATTAGAAAATTATAAGCCATGGTCATATAGAGAACATACAAAAGAAGAATTGAGAATAAAAGACAATGATATGTTTTGTTTTTTTAAGTCATTGTTGGATTAGGGCTGATATAAATGTATAACTTAAATGACTGTACTATAAATAGCAAACATTCCTATCTACTTGAATATTATAGCAAAATAAAATCAGGAGAAATTATTGTAGGCCATGAGCTAATACAGCAGTTGAAAAATTTAATTGAAGATCTCGATAACCCAATATATATTTTTGATAATCATAGCGCAGAGTTTAGAATAAGCTTCATTGAAAAGTTTTGCAAACATACAAAGTCGCCTTTCTTTGGGAAACCTTTTAAATTAGACCTGTGGGAAAAAGCTTTTATTGAAAGCTTTTATTCTTTTAAATGGGCTGAAACAAAGTTAAGAAGATTTAAAAAAGCTATATTATTAATAGCTAGAAAAAATGGTAAGTCAACACTATGTGCAGCTATTTCATTGGCTGAGTTTTTTTGTGGCACTGGTGGAAATGATATAGTATGCTCAAGCAATGATGATGCACAAGCAGGAATAATTTTTGACGAAATTGCAAACATGAGGGAATGGTCAAAAGCACTTGCTAAAAGAAGCCATAAAAATAATAAGGGAATATTCAATCTTAGAAATAAATCAACTATAAAAAAGATGTCAGAAAAAACGCAAAAAAAAGAAGGCAGAAATATTGACGTTGGTGTAGTAGATGAAGTACATGAAATGAAAGACAATACAGCAGTAAAACCTATTGAACAATCTCAATCTACAAAGGATGAGCCAATATTGTTTTTGATTACGACAGAAGGGTTTGTGAATAATGGATTTTTGGATGGTGAACTTAAATATGCAAGAAAGGTTTTAGACAAAGAGCTTGAAGATCCAACATTATTGATATGGTTGTATACACAAGACAGTGAGGCTGAAATATGGCAAGATAGAGAATCTTGGTATAAATCAAATCCAAGTTTAGGAATTGTGAAGAAATTTGCATATCTTGAAGATCAAATAAGAAAAGCACAGCAAAGTAAATCTGACAGAGCCTTTACATTAGCCAAGGATTTTAATATTAAGCAAAACAATTCTGAAGCATGGCTAATGCCTGAGGATTACGAAAACGTAGAGACTTTTGATATATCTGAATTTCAAGGCGGTTTTGCAATAGGAGGATCAGACTTATCAAGGGTAGGTGACTTATGTAGTGCAAGAGCATTATTAATGAGGAAAGATGATCCTAAAAAGTACTTTTATCAACAATATTTTATTCCAGAGGCTAAATTAAGCTTTCTCAAAGGCGCTGAATTAGAAAAATATAAAAAATGGATAGATGATGGATTTATAACTATTTCACCTGGGGCAGAAAATGATTTCCGACTTGTTTCAAAATGGTATTATGATTTATGGAAAAACTATGGAATAAGATTTTTTAATATAGGCTACGATAGATGGTCAGCAACATACTTTATACAGGATTTAAATGAACTTGGGTTTGATACAACAAAAGTAAAACAAGATCATGGTACACTATCTGAACCATATAAAATGCTTGAACGTGATTTTAAAGCAAAGTATGTAGTCTATAGTAATAATCCTATAGACAAATTTTGTTTAGGTAATGCATCAGTTGATTTAAATAAAAATAGAGAAATATTAATTGTAAAGCCAGAGGGCGAGAAGGATAAAAAGATTGATGGTGCCGTAACAATGGGAATTTGTTATAGGGTATATATGGATAACAGACCAATATTCCTTGACCTTGTAAATAATAATTAGGTGGTGGTGATGTGAAAGAAAAGATTAAACTAAAAGATAAAATTAAGAGAAAGGTAAATGAATTTGTTTTGAAATTCTTAGATGATATTTTACTTATAATAGGAGCTGGATTTATTTCATATGGAATATCTAAAATATATTATCCATTAGGATTTATAACAATAGGTATAGCATGTTTGGGCTATGCTTTTTTATTTGCAAAGAAAATGGCAATTATGACTGGAAGAAGGTGAATAAATGCTACTACAAAGTTTAATGAGTAATGACCAAGATGATAGAAATATGCAGTACGCTAAAATGTTAAATGGTACATTACCACTATTTAGTCAGTTTGGCCAAAATATATATGCTTCAGATATAGTTCAAATGTGCATAGACACTATAGCACAGGAGATGTCAAAGCTACAGCCACGACATATATTCACTGGAACTTCTGGTGTACAGCAGGTGCCAAATAGTACTATCAATGCGTTATTTAAATTTGCCCCAAATGAGTTAATGACCACAAGTGAGTTTATTGAAAAGTTCACATGGCTATTGCTTATGAATTACAATACATTCATTTATCCAGTATATTCTACTTACACAGCACCAAACGGAAATACTTCACGAATATACAGTGCTCTATACCCTATAAATCCAACACGAGTAGAATTCCTACAAGATCCTACAGGAACACTTTATGTAAAATTTACATTTAGAAACGGACAACATTATACATTACCTTATTCAGACATTATCCATATCAGGAAAAAATATAGTGTTAATGATTTTATGGGTGGTGGAGAAAATGGCCAGCCAGATAATCAAGCATTGCTTGACACCTTACAGGTAAATGACACTGTGATGCAAGGGATAGCAAAAGCAGTAAAAACAACCCTTACAATAAGGGGAATATTAAAGATAAATACAATGTTGGATACTGACAAAAAGAAAGCCGAAAGAGACAATTTTGAAAAAGATTTATTAGATGGTACAAGTGGTATAATCCCTATGGATTTTAAAGAGGACTATGTACCTCTAACAGTAGATCCAAAACTTATAGACAAGGATACGATGCAATTCATACAAGATAAAATATTGAATTGGTATGGCGTAAGCATCCCAATACTTACAGGTGACTATAATGACGATCAATATCAAAGCTTTTATGAAAAAACATTAGAGCCTATTTTGGTTAGAGCAGCACAAGCATTTTCTAAGACTATGTTTACTGCAAGAGAATTACAAGTAGGGAATGAGATAGTGTTCTATCAAAAAGATATGCAATACCTAAGCACACAATCAAAGTTAAACCTATTGCAAATTGCAGGAGCACAAGGAATTTTATCAGATAATCAAAAGCTTCAATTATTAGGATATGGACCTATACCAGGTGGAGAAAGATATACTCAAAGTCTGAATTATGTTGATAAGAATTTAATAAATGATTACCAAATGAAAAAAGCGGGTTCCGGAAGCACTAATAATACAGACGATACTCAGCAGGGACAATTACAAGATACGGTTGAACAGACAACAGGTCAAAAGTTAAATGGTGCACAGATACAAAGCTTATTAAGTATAATACAATCTTACAAATCTGGTGCAATAACTAAGAATTCAGCCATTACTATAATGACGTCTACACTTGGCATAGGAAAAGATGAAGCAGAACAAATACTTGATGATGGAACTGACATTGTAGATGATACTATAAATAAGGACGAATAGGAGGTAATATCAATGGCTAAAAGAAATTTGCCACATAAGGGTACAAAAGAAAAAAGAAATTTTGTTTCGGCGGACTTAAGAGCTATGACAGACGGAAACACAGTCGAAGGCCATGCTGCAGTTTATAATCAAGTTGCAAATATTGCTGGATGGTTTAATGAAGTAATAGAACGTGGAGCCTTTGACAATACAGATTTTACAGACGTTCTGCTTAGCGTAAATCATGATTTAGATAAAATTCCATTAGCGAGAAGTAGAAACAATAATGCAAATTCTACTTTACAGCTTAGCGTAGATGATGCAGGTCTTGCGGCAAAAGCTAGTCTTGATGTTGTTAATAACGCAGATGCAAAAAGTTTATACAGTGCAATATCCAGAGGAGACATGAATGGTATGTCTTTTATTTTTTGGGTAGGAGATGAAGAGTGGGAGGGACTTGATACAGATATGCCAACTCGACATATAAGGGCAATATCTAAAGTCCAAGAGGTTAGTGTAGTTAGTTTCCCAGCTTATGCTGGAACTGATATAAATGCAAGAGACAAGTTTACACTGGATAGTGCTAAACAGGCATTGGAAAATGCTAGGTCTCAAGCCAAGGAATTGGATAATTCCAACAAAGGACTGGATAGTTCTGAACAGCAGGAGGAAAAGACAAATAAAAAATGCCAAATAGACAATAAAGAAAAAAGGCAGCGGCAGGAAGAACTTGAATTTGAAAAATTGAAATATGAAATTTTAGCAGATTTAAAATAAGAAAGGGCATGATCAGATGAAAGATAAATTATTAAAGCTTATAAAAGCCAAAGAAGACATGAAAGCACAAAGGAAAGTGGAATATGCAAAAGACGTTGAAAATGCTAAGGACTCAACAGAATTAAGAAGCTTATTCAATCAGTACAATAAAGATATCGCAACTGTAGATGGAGAAATAAAAGAATATAGAGATATGCTTGCAGAAATAGAAGCAGCAGAAAAAAGAGATAACGATAATATTGCAGGTATGCCACCAGAAGGAGGAACTCCAGATGGTGGAAAGCCAGAAGGAAAAGAACCAGAGGGACAGCCAGAGGATAGAGGCGCAGGAACACCAGAGGGAAATTTTAATCCTTTAGGAACATATGGCGTTGGAAATGGCACTGCTGGAGCACAAGGCAAAGAAGATAGAAGCATAAAATTAAAGGAAGAATCAGAAAAAAGAGGCAAGCAGCTTATGGAAGGTAGAAGTGTAACAATAGCTTCAAATGTTTTACTTGCACAATACACTGATACAACCTTAAGTAAAGCGTTCAACCAAGTCTCAAGCCTTATTGATAGAGTTACAACTAAACCTCTTATTGGTGGAGAATCTTATAAGAAAGGTTATGTCAAAGGCTATGGGACAGCAGACTATACAGATGAGGGGAATGATTATAATACTACTGAACCTACATTCGGATATGCAGATATTAATAAGACAAAAGTTACTTCTTACGCAGAGGATACAGAGGAACTTTTAAAATTGTCAGCAGCCGATTATGATGCAGAGGTAGTAAATGGTGTTACCATAGCTTCAAGAAAGAAAATTTCAAGAGAAATACTTGTAGGTGATGGGACAGCTGGACATCTTATTGGAATATTTTCTTCAAATGCTACCGCAATAGACAGTACTACTGATATATCTATAGATGAAATTAACGAGGATACATTAGATGATATCATTTACGGATTTGGTGGAGACGAAGATGTCGAGGCTGCATCAACATTGATATTAAATAAGAGAGATTTAAAAGCATTCTCTAAATTAAGAGATGCTAACGGGAAAAAAATATACACAATTGTTAATAATGGAAACACAGGAACTATCGATACAATACCATTTATAATTAATAGTGCTTGTAATGCTATATCAAACGGTGCGACTTCTGGACAATATTGTATGGCATATGGACCACTTACAAATTATTTGTTAACTATATTCTCACAGATGGATGTGCAGAGGTCTACAGATTATAAATTTAAACAAGGTATGATTGCAAATAGATCTTCAGTATTTGTTGGTGGAAATGTTGTTTCATACAACGGTTTCTTAAGAATAAAGAAAAAATAAGGTAGGATAAAACTTGCCTTATTTTTATGGAAAGGATGATTAGATGATTATAGGATTTGAAAAAAAAACAAGGCCAAACCTAAAAACAGATGTAGATAGTTTGGAAATAGATAGAGCATTTATAGCACATTTTCAAATTAGTGCAACAGATGCAGTGGTAGCAAGTAATACAGCTATATTGGCAGCAACAGCATTAACTACAGCAGTACAAACTATTACAGCTAATATTACTAATCCAGCAGTACCAAGGAACATAAAAGTTATAGGTAATGTGGCAGGAATAGCAGGAAATGTAGTTATTAAAGGAACTAATTATAATGGCGATAGCATCAGTGAAACATTAGCTTTAAATGGGACTACAGCAGTAGAAGGAAATAAAGCTTTTAGAACTATAACTGAAATAGATTTGCCTATTCAAACTGCAGATGGAAATACTGTAAGTGTAGGTTTTGGAGAAAAGCTCGGATTACCATTTAAACTAGCACATAATACTATACTTATGGCTTTCTTAGATAATACAAAGGAAGCTACAGCACCTACATTAACTACAAGCTTTACGGTATTAGAAAACAACACTATAAAGCTTAATAGCTCCCTTAGTGGTAAAATAGTAGATGCTTATTTACTAATATAAGGTGATTTTATGAGTACAGAATTACCAGAATTAAAATTATGGTTAAGCATAGATTATGATGATGATGACAATAATTTAAATTCATTAATTTCTACTAGTGAATTACTGATAAAACAGTCTACAGGAGTAGAATTTAGTGACGTAGAAAGTGATGCCAATGCTAAAGAGCTGTATAAAACCTTACAAAAGTTTATTATAGGCGATTTATATAAAAATAGAACCAATGCAGGGAAAATTAGTCCCGCACTTTTAAATTTATACGCACAATTAGAAGCGTATAAGCTGCAAGACACACAGACATAATGTAAGAATATTTGTTTTAAAGGTGATTTTATGGATGATGCAAGTTTAACAAATAGATTAGATGTATATGAGAAAATAAAAGTTGATGATGAAGAACTTGGAACAACTAAAAATGTGTATGCAAAAACAAAAACTTTAAGATGTAATATAATTCCTGCAGGATTATCTGGCAGTATAAAAAATACAGTGGCTAATACTCAATATTCAGAAACTACACACCGAATGAGATGCAGAAAATTAAGCTTAAAACCTACTTCAGATATGTATTTTATGGACAAAGATGGTCTGAGATATGATATTCAATATTTTCAACCAGATTATAAATATGATGACTTTTGGGAAATTATGCTTAAAGTAAAAATGGAATAAGGTGATATTATGGCAGATGGTTTCGATATACATGAATTAGATGATTTTACAAAGGACTTGCTTGCATTAGCTGAAAAAGAACTGCCAAAAGAAACATCAAAATTCATAAAAAAGAACGCAAATCAGCTAAAAACAGCTACTAAAAATAAAGCTAAAGAAGTTGGAATTTTAGAAGAGACAGGAAATTACTATAAAGGCTTTAGCAGTGGAAAAGTATATGAGTATCAAGGAACTTTAAGTTGCAGAGCTTATAATGGTTCACCTCATGCTCATTTACTGGAATATGGACATTTACAAACAGCTAAAGGCGGTAGAAGTGTGGGCAAAGGATTTGTACCAGGCTTTCATCCATTTGAAAAAGCATATCAAGATTTCATGGGTAAATACTATGGAAATTGTGAGGACTTTATTGACACAATGCTAAAGGAAAAAGGCTTGTAGGTGATCATATGAAATTAAAAATTATAGTTAAAACAGTAAATCTAATACTAAAATCAAAATTTCCAAATATAGATAGGCAAAGTACAGATATACAAGAAGGTTTTTCAAGGCCTTCTTTTTTTGTTACCACAGATAGTAATAAATCCGGCCAACAGAATGACAGAATTACTAATAAAAAAGTAGGAATAAGGATTTATTATTTTCCTTCAAATGAACATAACTGCCAAGTCGAATTACTGGAAATGCAAGACTCACTAGATGAACTATTTTCAGATGGCTTTATGATTCAAGATGGCTCAGACAATACTTATATAAATCTTGATGAAGATGGAATTGACTACAACATTACAGATGGTGTTTTACAGGCTCTCTTCTACGTGAATTACATGAATGAAAGTGACCCTGATGCAGATTATGATTACATGGAAGAACTAAATTTAAATTTATAGAAAGGATATGATTAAATGACACTTCATAAGCCTAATATAGATGTCGTTTTTAAAACTTTGGCCACTAGCTTTAATGCTAGAAATGCCAATAAGAACGTCATTTTGATTATAAAAGACGATACTGTTAAGACATTTACGAAGAAAGTATATACAAGACTTACGGATGTAACAGACAGCGCGAATTATACAGCAGCTAATTTCCAAGCCATAAAAGATTGCTTTGTATCTAATATAAGACAATGTACCGTTGTGAGAATGGATGAAACAGATGGTGTTATTGCAGATGCACTTGCAATAGTTGGTGGCTTGGAAGCTGGATATGTTGGAATATTTAGTACTACCCCAGCAGATCAGGCAGCATTAGTAGTATGGATAAAAACCCAGGAAGAAGCTAAAAAATCCTTCAAGGCGATAGTGTGGAACCCTACTACTCCACCAGACAGCAGAGAGGTACTAAACTTTACAAATACTAAAGTAACATTTTCGGATAGTACGAGGGGCGAAGTAGATGGATGGCAGTATATACCTAGTCTTTTAGGATATATAGCAGGACGAGATACGGACGAGGGAGCAACTTATATTGTTATGGAGAACTTGGAATCTGTATTAGAACCAACAGATTTAGACGCAGCCATAAATTCAGGGCAATTAGTTCTGCTTAACGATAGTGGAACAGTAAGAATTGTATTTGGCATAAACAGTAAAACCACTTTAGCAACTGATGAAATTGAAGATATGAAGCTTATAGAAGTAAGTGAAGCCATGGACATAATCAGGGATGATATAACTAATACCTTCAAAAACTATTACATTGGGAAATATAAAAATACCAACAACAATAGGGAGATATTTGTAAGTGCCATAAAAGATTATTTTGCAGACTTAGCAGGGCAGGAGATATTATCGTCTGATTTTAAAAACACAGTACAGCAGGATGTAGATGCTATGAGACAGTATTTAGTTAGTCAGGGTATTGATGCACAGGATATGAAAGATAGTGAGGTAAAGCAGCGAAAGTTTGGCAGAAATGTATTTATAAAAGGGAATATAGAAATAGCTGAGGCAATGACAGACCTTGCGTTTACAAATGTAATGAACTAGGAGGACAAGTTATCGTGTCCCTTTTTTATTGCCTAAAAACTAAAAGAAAGGAGCAATACAGATGGCAAAAGCTAAATATATGAACGGCACTAACGGCAAGACATGGTACAATGGAAATTTAATTTCCAATGTAACAAGTATGGAATTAAAATTGACTGCGAAGACAGATGATATTAATACATGTGGAGAAATGGAAACAGGTACAGCAATATTGGGTTATTCAGTTTCTGGTACACTTAAGTTAAATAAATGGGCGGATGATGTCAGTGCAGAAATGATGAAGAACGTATTTAAATGTATTACTACAGGAGTTCCAGATGATGCAAAGGTAATAATTGCATTAGAAGATCCTTCAACAGGCAAGGCTGAGAGATATTCGGTAAGTGATATTGTGTTTACCGAAATTGACATCAAGTGCGAACCAAAGAAAATTATAGAGCAGGAATTCCCTTTCAAGGCTGGAAAATGTGATTTGCTTGAAACTATGGAAGATTAGGAGGAATTAGTATATGAGCAAAAAAGAATATAGAAAAAAGCTTTTAGAAGAGAAAAAACAAAAATTAGAGCAGAAAAAGAAAGAACTAGAAGAAAAGAAGAAAAATGCAAAGGAATTTAGTATAGAAGATCTAATAGCAAAAAAGCTGAGAAAAGATGAAAGAAAAAATAAGGTTATTGAGGTTTACAGTGAAGAAGCTGACAGAAAATTAAAGGTTAAAATGCCTTCCGATAAAGCTGTATTAAAAGTAATTAATGCAATAGCAAATACCGCAGATGAAGATGGCAATGTTGACCTTGAAGCTTTTACAGAAGCAGTAACACCACTTATATATAATTGTTGCCCTAAACTGCATGATAAGGAATTGCAAAAGGCTTGTGAAATCGAAGGCGATTGTTGGGATGTTGTGGAAGTAATATTTAACTGGGACGAAAGAGTAGGAATAGCTCAGGAAATATTGAATAATAGTTCGGTTAACCCTCAGGAACTTGACGAAGACATAAAAAACTTATAGAGCAGGACAGATGGTGGAATACTGTGGCCTTCTTTACTGCAAGAGGGAAAAATGAAAAAGAATTATTAAATGCGTCTCCTATAGAAAAGATATTTTATAATAATGTAAAGGAAAATTACTGGAGGGAAAAAGCTGAATTCCTTTCAGTAATGTTCGACGGAAAGGAAAAATAAGGAGGAACCTATATGGACAATCAAAGCAATGAGTTAATATCTGCATTATCAAGGATTACAAATGTATGTGAATATAAAAATAAACCTGACAAAATTATAAACAAAAATTTTGAGAAGACTGCAATTTTAGGAGGAGGAAAAGTTAATGTAAAAATAGATATTTGCAGCCTTCCCTCAAAAGAATTACTTAATGCATTAGATAAACTACAAGAATTTTCAAATAAGTTGATGTTTGAAGAAATCCCAGATAGTATTACTAAATCATAATTTAAACAATAAAGTATTTAATTAATGCACTACCAATAAGGCTAGGAACCCATGAATGTTTGGAGACAATATCACTGAATTTAGAAAGCAATCCTTTATTCATAGGAGTATTATTTTCAGCTAACTTCTTAACATACTTAGTAAGCTCAATTAATTGTTCCTTATCAGATGAATCGATATTTTTAGACTGAATAATTTTGGTAATTTCATCAAAAGAAAGTCCATTATTTATGGTTGCATTTTGGCTATTGCCTATTATAGAGTTAGAAGCATTTTGAATGGTATAATTTATTTGATTAGGTACAACATTTGCAATAGGTTTTTCTAAATTATCAATTTTTTCTGATAGTTTTAAATTAATATATTTAATAAAACTGCTGAATAGTTCGCTTTTGCCAATTTCAAATAGTTCACTAATATTATCATTCTCTAAATGATTAGATTTAGCATGTACCCATATAGTATTATAATCTGTTTTATTATTTAAAATAACGTCATATGATTCTTTAAGTGATTCATTATGATTCTTAGGCATATAATTTTCACTATTATTGTCGGGACTTTCTAAGATTATTTTTGATATTGGCTCAAGTATATCTATCAATATTTTTTCAGAAGCACAAAATTTTTTAAAATCACACAAATTAGCATTGAAATTTCTTTCTGTTGATTTTAATAGTTCATCTGATAAGAAGTTAAATTTTTTTTGAATATTAGTTAAATCTTTAAGATTCATATGAAAATCTTCTATAAATTTTAGTCCCTTATCGGACAATCTAGGAATACCTTGTTGACTTGGCATAGGAATATTATCTGCTGAAATTTGTAAAGTTATTCCTAATGTATATTTCTTGTCAATACATGATTGTAAAGCAAAGAGAATATCTTCATTATTAGTTTCTGGAATAATATTTGAAATTTTCTCCCCTTTATTAATTTTTACAAGAATATTACACATCATAGATTCAAGTTCTTCAGAATTTTTTAGCATAATATCATCTCCTTTTAAGAGATAATTCTACATATTTAGTTAAATACCTTTATATGTGGAATATTATCTCTATTTTTGTTATTATAAGTATATATATAACAAAAGGGGGAACTTTGAATGGGTTTTATAATGTTAATTGGACTAATAGCATTTATAGTTTTTACTATTTTATTAATAATAGGAGCTATAAAGAAGGACACTTCAAAGAGAAAACGTAATTGGATAGGTTTTATTGTAGCATTTATATTATTTGCTGTTGGGGTTAGCAATTTGCCGAGCAGTACTCCAACAAGCAACAAGACAAGTTCAACTAAGCAACAATCCACAAGTACAGTAAAGAAAGCAGCGAAGCAGAGTGCCTTGCAGTCCTTAATTACAGATAATTTTAAAAAAGGTAAATTAATAGAGAATGGTGAAGATTTAACTATTCAATATCAGCCTGATACTGTAAGTGAAAATAATTTTATAACGGTTACTTTAAATTCTACAGCTTTAGGATTAAATAAAGTATATAAGAATGATGAGTTTAAAAAATTTAAAGTAATTCATATAAAATCTATGGCACCTTTTACAGATAAGTACGGTAATAGCACAACGGATTTAGGAATGGAATTGACATTTGACCAGAGTGAAATACAAAAAGTAAAAGACTTTGAAAGCATAACACCAGAACAATTAATTTTACTAGAAGGAAGCTATAGGACGGGCTTAAATGCAAACATAAAGTCTAAAATATCACCAGAAAATTATAAAATTTTATATCCAAATCAATAAATATTTGTTAAAAGCTTAAGTGTAATTACTTAGGCTTTTTCTTTTGCAATAAAAAAGAAAGGAGGTAAAAATGTCAAGGACAATAGCAACTATACTAAATTTAAAAGATCTATTTAGCCCTACATTACGAGAAACAGTTAGCAATACTAAGGAATTCCAGAGGCAAATACAGCATACTCAAAATGAAATTACGAAATTGAAAGACAATGTTTCTAATAATTTTGGGAATATTAAGACAAAGGTAGCTGGAGTAGTAGCAGGACTCGGAGTTGCTGAGTTTACAAAACAATCAGTTGAACTCGCTAGTAATCTTGTTGAAGTCCAGAATGTAGTAGACCAGACTTTTGGAAGTGGCGCAACGCAAATAAATAATTGGAGTAAAACTGCCCTAAACGCTTTTGGATTAAATCAATTGCAAGCAAAGCAATTTACTGGGTATTTAGGCGCTATGATGAAAAGTTCTGGAATAACTGGAGATGCACTTACAAAAATGAGTGAAAATCTAGTCGGACTTGCTGGAGATATGGCATCATTTGATAATCTTGATCCGGAAATAGCATTTGAAAAAATTAGGTCAGGAATTTCAGGTGAGACGGAACCTTTGAAGGAAATTGGCATAAATATGGATGTTGCTAGCTTGAAGGCTTATGCATTAAAAGAGGGCATCACTAAGAGCTATGAAAGCATGAACCAAGCTGAACAAACAACATTAAGATATAACTATTTAATGAGTGTTACGGCCGATAAACATGGAGATTTTGCTAAAACACAACAAACTTTCGCTAACCAAATGAGAATTGCTAAAGCAAATATAGAACAGGCAGGAGCTAGTATTGCGACAGGTTTTCTTCCATATTTAAATAATCTTTTATTAATGTTCAATAATGGTGGATTAAAATCAATTGGAAGTATTTTTAGTGGCATAGGTAATACGATAATAAGCATTGCTAATAGTGCTAAAACTCCAGTGCAGAGCTTAGTTAATAGTATTAAAGGACTAGCACAAGCAACAGGTTTGAAAAATCTTTTCAGTGGCATAGATACAAAATCATTAAACGATATAAAATATATTGTAAATAGCATAATATACGGAATTCGAGATATGGTTAGTTTTACAACAAATCATATTGAATTATTAAAAGTTTCCTTAGTTGGATTGGGGACTTCACTTATAACGATAAGGACAATATCAACAGGGCTTAAACTTTTTGATGATTTTAAAAAAGGTACTGAATTAGTAACAGGCGCAACAAGTATGGTAAGCCGATTTGGAAGAGCATATATGGAATTAAGGACAGCACCAAGTATATTGGTTGGCATTAAAGGCGCCCTTTCTTCTATATTCACATTTAATCCTATGATTTTAGGGATAGTTGCAGGAGTAGCTTTATTTGCAGCACTAGCGTATGAAGTAATTACACATTGGTCACAATTAAAAACATTTTTTGCTGGATTGTGGGCAGGAATATCCCAAGGCTTCACTGGATTTGTAAATGGCGTTAAAAATATATTTGGTGGTATATGTGACACTGTTAAATCTGGAGCAAATACTCTTGGTTTAGGAGTAATCAGCGCATGGAATACTATAAAAAATGGTACTATAACAGCATTTAATGCTATAAAAAATGTAATAGTGACAGTGTGGGGTGGAATAAAAACAGTAATTACGGCAGTAGTAATGCCTATAGTTCAAGGAGTTTTAAATACGTGGAATTCTATGAAAAGTGGAATATCAACTATATTTACAGGTATTAAGAATGTAATTCAAGGGGCATGGACTGTTATAAAAAGTATTGTACTAGGTCCGGTGCTTTTAATATTGGATTTAGTAACGGGTAATTGGAATAAATTAGGCTCTGATACAAAAGGCATATTTAATAATCTTGCAAATGGGCTTAGGACTATATGGGGTGGAATTAAACAAATATTCAGTGGCAGTTTAAGTGCTATAGGTGGATTATTAATAAGCATATGGGGTGGGGCAGTAACGGTTACAAAAACAATTTGGAATGGACTAGGGAGCTTTTTTACTGGATTGTGGAGTGGTATAAAAAATGGTGCTATTGCTGGATGGAATGCGCTTAAATTAGGTGTAGTATCAATATTTACTGGTATTGGCACTTGGATAGTAAACACTTTTAATGCTGTGGTTAACTGGTTCGCAACACTGCCAAGTAGGTTATATCAGGCAGCAGTAAGTATGTTTACTTCTTTTAAAACTGGAGTTTCTAACACAGTAGCAGGAATAGGAACATGGATATCTAACGCATTTACTGGATTCATTAATTTCTTTACAAGCTTACCCGGTAAGGCTTTAACATGGGCTAAAGATATGATAGACGGATTTATACAAGGAATTAAAAACAAAATAGCAGATGTTAAAAAAGGTGCTGAAAGTATAGCAGATACAATTAGGAAAATACTTCATTTTAGTACACCAGATGAAGGACCCTTGAAACCTTATGAAACTTGGATGCCTGATTTTATTAACGGAATGAACCAAGGTGTAGTTGCAACAACTCCTAACATTGTAAAGGGTGTAACAGATATGACAACAGGAATGACAGTGCCCATAAACGGTTTTGTAACTTCAAGTAATACTCTAGGTGTCAATGCGGTACAAGAACTAAGTGCAGGCATAGCAAGTCAGGAAAGCAATGCAGTTACTACAGCGCAAAACCTAGCTACTAAAATATTACAAGGTGTTAAAGATATCTTTGGAATACATTCCCCTGCTAGAGCCACTTTTGGTATAGGCATAAACTTCATAAAAGGTTTTGTTAATGCTCTTAAGAGTAGCAATGTTGGAGATGTAGTTAAGAAAGTATTTGGAGATATAGCAAGTTTAGCAAATGGAACTTTAGGTGGGGCATTAAGTGGTATAGTATCTAATTTTATTAATACTGGAGACCTAAAAGGATTAGGCGGTATGCTTCAAGGTGTAATGCAAAATGGATTAAGTTTTCTTGGTAGTGGAAGCGTTAGTGGCAATGTAAGTGAATGGTTAGCTGCTGCATTGGCTGCAACAGGAACATCTATGGATTGGTTACCTGGATTACTTAAGCTAGTAAGCTATGAATCTGGAGATCCCGGAACACTAGGAAGTGGAGATGCTTCTTTAGTTAACAGTGTCCCTGTAGGAAATGAATATGCAACAGGGCTTTTACAGATGTTGCCTTCCACTTTTAGAGAGTTTACAGCGGGCATTGGAGATATAACAAACCCTGTAGCAAATGCAGCGGCAGCAATAAGATATATAAAGTCTAGGTATGGCAGTGTATACAATACCCCATTATTTACAAGTGGCGGCAGGTATAATGGATATGCAACTGGTACAAATAGTGCTAACAAAGGCATAGCAGAACTAGCAGAGGATGGGGCGGAACTTGTTACAGGCAAACAATTTAGAAACTTGCATGGTGGAGAACATGTTTATACAGCACAAGAAACAAAAGGTTTGCTAGGTGGTAAATCTATAAAAATGACAAATAACTTTTACTTTAAAGGTAATATTGGAAATGAAGAATTTTTTGAAGAAGCAGGTAGTTATATTACTACTAAGTTCAGAACAGCATTAGCTAATATGTAGGAGGTGTGCTTATGGATATATTTTTTAGTAGTTTAGACAGGTCACAAGTGTATAAGCTTCCTATCATTCCGGAGAATATGCCAGAACTGAGTAAATCATCTAAGAATGAAGAATTTGAGGGGGATGGACAAACATATAACATTCTTGGGAATGTAGGGCTAGCAACTTTTACTATTGATTCATGGATGCCTGAGTATGCAGGAAAATGTACACAGAGTTTTTGTAAAAGCCAAATTAATCCTTATTTGATAATAAACTTGTGGAGTCAAGCTATGATAGATAAAAAGCCAATAAGGTGTGTTCAAACTAGAAATGATGGTTCTGAAATATTGAATTGGCTTGTAAGTGTAGAAAATATGAGTTGGTACCCAAGGCAAAATAAGGATATAAAGTATAAAACAGAATTTAAGGAGTATATAAGTCCAGAAGAAATATTTATTGATCCAGTTAAAAAGCCTATAAATGATGCTTTAAATAATTTAACAAACGTTATAAAGAGTGTATTTAAGTGAAGGTGATGTAATGTCTAATGGATGGGGATTTTTTACGAATTATCTAGTTGGACATAGCTATAAAGATTATATAGACGTAACAAAATACTGCAGTAATTGGGCTTGGACAGATGATAAGGACACTATAGCACAAACTCTTACTTTTGACAGCATATTAGATTTTGCAGAGGGTAGGAGCCATATTATATTAAAAAAAGGTGATAAAACAATAATTGCAGGAGTAGTTACACAGAAACCGCAAAAAAAGAATAGTTGCAATTACACAGCACAGGACTACAGTTTTTACCTAAATAAAGACCAAATAAAAGTGTATCAATTTAATGGAGAGGATGCTAAAAGCTGTATTTATAGAATATTAGAAGATAATAATGTAGGTGGTGCTTGTATGACTTTAAATACTAAAATATCCAAGCTATATTGGGGCAAAACCTATATAGATATAATCAAAGACATTTTAGAACAGTGCAAGGCAGAGACAGGGGAAGACATTTTCCTTGAAATGCGTGGTACTGTAATGTGGATTGATAAAATTTCTAACATAAAGAAGCTGGATAGTTGTAAATATATTATGGGCAATGATTACACAGTAACCAGAAACATGGAGAATATGTGTAACTACGTAATAGTATCTAATAGTTCAACAGGCTCTAGTTCTGAAAGTACAGAAAGTACAACAGCACCAACTATATTAGCTACATTAAGGGATGATAAAAACATAGAGATATTTGGGCGTATGAGTAAAATACTTCAAGTTGAAGGGCAAAATGAAGCTCAGGCAAGAACAACAGGACAGAATTATCTAAATAATTTTGATGCAACCAACAGAGAGGTTACAGTAACATTGCTTGATGTAGTAAATGGCGAAAATATAAGGGCAAACAGACAAATGCCTTTGGATATAAGTAAATATGGAGTAAAAGGATATTATAAGATAAAAAATGCTCAGCATACTTTAAAAGGAGGCACACATAAAGTGCAAGTTACAATAGATTTTTCTGGTGCAAGTTTTGAGGACAACACAGTTTATAAAACACCTACAGGTAGCAGTATTAAAGCTTCTAATGGTAATAGTAAAGCAGATGAAATTATTAGCTACGCAAAGCAATTCTTAGGCAGGCCGTACGAACATGGCGGCGGCAATCCTCCTAATTCATTCGACTGTAGTAGTTTTGTAAGCTATGTGTTTTCACATTTTGGCATAAATTTAACTGCTTATACCTATGACATGATAAATCAAGGCACAAGGATAAGCATAAGCAACATACAACCGGGTGATGTCCTATTTTTCTATAATACTGGCCATTGCGGTATTTATATTGGAAATGACCAATTCATTCATGCTCCGCATACAGGAGATGTGGTTAAAATTAGTACATTTAGTGGAAGTTATTCGAGTGTGTGCAATGCTGCAATAAGGGTAATTTAGAGGTGATTTAATGAATTATGATGCACGTTGGGCTGAAAAAGGAGCTATGGAAATTAAAAATAGAAATAATCCACAAATGCTCGGGCATAAAATAGCAACGGTAGTACAAATAAATCCAATAAAGGTAAGCGTGCTTGATGGGCAGGCTTTTTTTAGTGAAGATAATGAAAAGCAAAAAATAATTATAGGCAATGCTTTAAAAGAATATAAACTCCCTGTAACTGTTAGCGTAACAACTGACAGAGGTACTTATACAGGAACAGGCACAGCCTTACATGAAGGAATAAAAATAGGGGATAAACTTATATGTGAGTTTACACAGAGTAACCAAGAACTGATAGCTATAGACAAGGTAGGTGGTGATAATGGCAGCAACTAATATGTTACCTTTAATACCAGATTTACAACAGCAAATAGATAATATACAAGCTGCAAATACAAATATTGAACTATTAGGGCGTGTAATTAAATTTGATTTTGTTAATAAATGTTTTGCATTACAGGATGGTAGACCAGTTGAATTGAGTACAGATGAAGAAAAGATACAACAATGGATACATCTTGTTATATTAACTTACAAAGACGCTTACGACATTTATAAAGATACTGACTTTTATTGCAACGTTAAAGACTTAATAGGTAAAAAGATGATAGGATACATTGCTTTTTACCAGTCTGAAATTCAAAGAGAAGTTACAGAAGCCCTATTAAAACATAGATATATAGCAAGCGTAGATAATTTTTCCCTTACTAAAACTGATAAAAGAGCATGGAATGTGCAATATGTAGTTACCCTTATCACAGGACAGGTAGTTTCTAATGAGGAGGTGGTTTAGTGGGCTATTATGATGATAAAACAACAGATAATATTCAAGCTGAATTATTAGGCAATGTAAGTGATAATTACGATAAAACTATGGGTTACCCTACTTACGATTTTTTAAAAGCTGTAGCTATTGAAATTGCTAATATCTATACAGAATTATCGGACACTAGAGCCAGTATAGAGAGTCCTAACAATTTAAGTGGTGCAGATCGAGAGAAATTTGTAGTACAAAGGACAGGACAGACAAAGAAAATAGGAGCTTTCGCAAGTACAAACTTGAAAGTAAATGGAATTGGAACAGTAAAATCAGGGGATAAATTCGAGACAAAGGGCGGTATCTCACATGCTTGTACAGCTGATACTACAATAAATGGGACTGGTCTTGTGCCTATACAAGCTACAGAAATAGGAACATATGGAAATACTCCAGCAAATACTATAACGCAAATACCAGTAACAATTCCAGGAATAACGAGTTGCACAAACGAAAATGCAATAACAAATGGCATTGATGATGAAAGTGACGATTCTTTACTAGAAAGATATTATGGACACTTGAAAAATCCAGTTGTAAGTAATAACGAAAATGCATTTGTAGCATGGGCTGAAAGTATAACAGGTGTTGGCAGAGCAAAAGCATTTGGTACTTGGCAAGGAAAAAATACAGTATTGGTTGTGATATGTAATGATGATATGCAAGTGGCAAGTACTGATTTAATAGAATTTGTACAAAATGCTATAGATCCTAAAGGCGTACAAGACAGCCAGGGAAATTGGTCAACTTGGGGCATGGGAAAAGGACTTGCTAGTGGTGGAAGCTATACGACAATACAAAGTGCCACAGCTAAAAATATAGGCATAACTGCTAATGTAGTTTTAGCCACAAATTATACGCTTGACCAAGTTAAAGCAAACTTTTCTAATTCTGTAGCAAACTATCTAAAAGATGTAGCACTTAAAGATGATACGCCAACAGTTTCATACGCAAAATTAGGAAACCTGCTGTATGAAACAGAAGGAATTACCGATTATTCTAATTTACAAGTTAATTCTGGTATTGCAAATATTCCTTTATCCTTGACAAGCACCTTATGTGAAATTCCTATTTTGGGGGCGGTGACATTAAATGTCTAGCAGAGATGATTTAATACAACATTTACACGAATTATATAGAAATGATCCTTATATAAATCAACTATACAATTCAATCGGACTTCAATTTGACAAGATAAAAGAAATAATAGATATTTTAAGTGGACAAATTTTCTTTGATGAATTAACGGAAGATATTGGAATTCCATTGATGGAGAAATTGTTAAATTTTAAAACCGACCCTAATTCTAGTTTAGAAGATAAACAAAGCCAACTTGAAGCAAGGTATAAGAGTTATGGTAAATTCAGCATAGATTTATTGCAATCTGTGTGTAATAGCTGGAAAAACGGAGATGTTGAAGCACAGCTTATAAATGGAGATATAAGTATTAAATTTGTAGGAGAGTTAGGAATACCTACGGATTTAGACAATTTAAAAAAGGCTATACAGGTAATCAAACCAGCTCAATTGATGGTTTTATATAGTTTTAAATATTTATTAATTAGTGAAGTAGAAAGTATGACATTAGACCAATTACAACAACAACCATTAAGCAGATTTGCATTTTAATTAAGATAGGAGGAGATTAAATGGCAAAAACAACAACAAATTTAGGATTGTATGAAGCTGAAAGCACAGATGGTTCAAACACATATAATATAACTACAATGTTAAATAATAACTGGGATAAGATAGATGCAGACAGCAAGACAAAAAGCGATGGCATAACTTCAATAAATTCTGCAATAGGAACAGCAATTTTAAGCACTACAGATAAGACATTAAAAGGTGCAATAAATGAGGTCAAAACCGAAAATGAAAATTCTATAGCTAATATACAAATAGGTGGAAGAAATTTAATTACTGGTACAGACTTTAAAAGTACCAGTGGGTATTCTCCGTGGCAATATAATCAGTTAAGCGTTTCTAATAATCATTTAGTTATATCAAGCACAAGCATTATTGGTGTACAAACTCCAAACTTTAACTTAAAAGCAAATCAAGAATACATTTTAAGTTTCAAAACTAACTCCACTAATGCTTTCGATTATATGTATTTAAGGCAAGAAATTGCAACTATAAAGAAACTTAATACTGTTTTAAATCCAACTAATGGAGTAGTTACTCTTATATTTTCTAACACATCAGATGTAAGCAGCGCAAGTATATTAATTGGATCAACTACACCTGGAACTATAGAGATATGGGAATTAAAATTAGAAAAAGGGAATAAACCTACAGACTGGACACTATCACCAGAAGACCAGCAGGCATATGTAGATTCACAAATTCCAACCTCGCTTCCTGCTAATGGTGGTAATTCAACTACAGTTAATAACAAGACAGCAGCAGCTACACCAGTAACAAATGAAAAAAATGATTTGATAGGTATGGTCAATGAAATTAAAAATGAAACTTATACAAAGTCTGAAGCAAACACAGCTATATCTACAGGTGTGGATAATGCAGTAACAGGAGTTACAATTTCAGATTTTACTGGAAAAGTAACAGGAAGTGTTGTAGCAAATCCTAATATAGCAAAACGTACAGCTGGAAATGATAATCAAACAAGATTACTTTTACCTAATGAATTTGTAATAGAAATAGGTACAAACGATGCAGGTATTGCAACTATAGAAAAATTAGATGGCAGTACTTTAGGCACTTCTACTAGTATAAGTAGTGCTATCTCTCAACATCTATTTGAGTTTGATTTAATTTCTATAGTAGAAAGAAAATATGGAACTATACCAGGTTCTACTACAGCAGATAAAGTAGATTGGCTAAAAAATAATTTAGCTAGTATTATTTGTAATTGGTATGGGTATGGCAGTTGTCCTTCTGGTAATAAAGCTTATGCTAATATTTTTCAACAAAATTCATGGACTAATATTCCTACTTGGTCACATACGTTAAATATACCTAATTTAATTTCACCAAATGCTATAAATAGCACAGCTATAAGTCAAAGTATTGATTCTAATGGATTTATATATTTCTTAGCTTATACAGATGCTTCAGATGGAACAACACCAAGTACAATTTATACAGATTATATAGATATACAACTAACATTTAAAAATATATTTAGTGCTTTAATGCTAGGAGAAGCTTCACTTGATTCACATAAGGCAGATTATTTATATCAAACAGCAGGAGGAACAGCAACAGCAATAACATTAACTATTAATGAAACTTTAATTAATGGGCTTCCTGTTAATTTTATAGCTAGTGCTTCTAATAGTGGGAGTGCGACAACAATAAATAGTAAACATTTTTATAAACCCAACACAACTACTGCACCTAATTTAATTGCAGGGAAACCTTATACAGCAATATATAATTCAAGTGGTGATTGTTTTTTTATCAAAGCTAGTGCAGAGGGAAATGCTATTGCATCCCATGTACTAGCAGGAGATACATTTAGTAATGATAATGATACAGGATTAGTTGGTACTGCACCTCTAAAATCTGGTATAGCATATACACCTACTACAAGTGACCAAGTTATTACAGCAGGATTTGAAGATGGAACATGTAAAGTTAAGGGTGATTCCAATTTAGTTTCTGATAATATAGTTATTGGAAAAAGTATTTTTGAAGTAACTGGTAGTTATAGTTCAATCACACCAGGAGATAAAATTTTAATTGCTGGAACATCTGGCGGTGTTACAGATACTACTTGGAAAAAAGTAAGTTCAATACAATTAAACATTACAGGCACTTATAGAATTCGTTTTGGGTTATATTGTGGAACCACTGGTGTAACTTATACATCTTATGGAAGAATATATAAAAATGGTGTTGCTTTTGGAATACAACGGTCAATAGGTAGTACAACTCCGGCTTATTATATAGAAGATTTATTTTTTACAGCAGGGGATACTTGCGAATTTTGGGCAATGAGTACTTCTTCCGATCGTGCGGCAGTAATATTTGAGCCAGATATAAGATACAATCAAGCTCCAGTATTAATATTATAATTATAGGAAGATGATAAATTGATTGTAAAAATAGGATATATAATGGTAGAAGAAAGGCATTACAATAGAATATTTTTGCGTACACATTTATACTTATAAATATATATTAATATGTATGAGTGAGTACAAAAATGACAGATAAAATATAAAGAGATATAATCATTTCTAAAGGGAGATGGTTATAGTGGGAGAGAAGGCGGTGCGTATAAATATCACACTTCCACCAGATGTACTGGCAGAGTTTAAAAAATATGGAGCTAGAAAAGGAATTATGATTTCGCCTTTTGTTGCTGCTAAAATGAAAGAATTTATCCAGGAGGAAAAGGCTATAGAAAAATTAAAAAATGAAGGTAAACTATAAGACACTCGATTAAGAGTGCCTTTTAAATTTAAATTAAATGGAGGAATATAAATGAAGTTAGCAATTGAAAATTTAGAAAAATGTTTTAATGTTGCAAGCCATAAGGATGCTAAATATGTAGGTGTAAAAATTCAAATGCAGGGATTTCCTAAACCTGAGATTATAATAAATGAAAATAAGAATTTTGATAGTAAATTTGCTTATTATAAAAGAGCTTATAATAAAGATCTAACACTTAAAACATTTAATGGTATTAAAATAGTAGGCTTTACTTATGGAAACAGTTTTGCAGATATAGAACACAATTTAATAAATAATTAGTTCGTAATATTTAGTATGAGTATTTACTTATATCTATAAAGCCTTATAAATCAATACTTATAGAGATTTATGGATATTTTTGGCAATAGAATATTTTTGCGAACTTAAAGACTTATTGATTTAAGTCTTTTTATTTTGAAGGGAGATAATAACATGAATATAGGAAGAAGAATAGTCTATGATAGTGTAACAGGGGCTATTATACTAGATACAGGAGAAGACACAAATGCTACAGCAGAACGTCCAGTATGGAATGGGACAACTTATATAGATATACCATACGGACAAGATAGTGATAAATATAGTAGAGTGCTAAAATATCATGTGGATATTGCAACAAAAACTGTGGTATTTGATGAATTAGGAAAAGTAGTAGTTACAGATGATGCAAAGCTTGCAGCTGTATACCAAAATATATTTACATTTAATAAAACTTTAAATAGTAATAATAAATTAGCAGGGTTAAGCCAAGAAGTAATAAATGCTTTAAAAACTATAGTGATTGGGGGTAGCAACTAATGTTAAGCTATGACTTTTATTATATAGGATATGTTTGTGGCTATTTAACTTTAGACCAAATTAAGCAGGGTGTTATTGATGGAGACTTAACAAAAGATCAATATAAACAAATAACTGGTTTAGACTATTAAATTAAAATTTAAATAAGCAATAATTTTAGACTATATAAATAAGTAGTCTTTTTTTATTGCTTTTTCTTAGGAGGCGAGACATGAGTGCCAACATTAGTATTGGAATTGCATTTACATCTTTACTATTAACAGCCATAAGTATATTTAGACTATTTAGTAAAGATGGGAAAGAAACAGTTAAAAATTTTAGCAGAGTTGAAACAAAATTAGATGTAATAGGTGGTGATATAAAAGAAACACGTGATGATGTTAAAGCACTTAGAGTGAGACAGGAGGATATGGCAGAAAGGCTTGTAAAAGTCGAAGAGTCTACTAAATCTGCACATCATAGAATTGATGGAATAGAAGAAAAAATGAATAAGGAGGGATAAGTTTGAAATTCAAAAAGAAAATAATGTTTTTGATTATGGCACTAGCCTTTGTGGTTGGTGCTTTTTTCATGCCACAAAATGTACGAGCTGCAACGATTTACAAAGGCATTGATGTATATGAGTGCAGTGATATTTCAGACTATCAAGCATTAAAAGATTCTAATGTATCTGTGGTTATTCAGAAAGCATCAGAAGGAAATAACTATAACGATAAATTATTAAGTTATAGAGCTTCTATGTTACCTCAGTATGGTTTTAAAGTAGGATATTATCACTTTGCCACAAATAATGGTCAGCCAGTAGCCCAAGCTCAACATTTTCTTAACCAGATTCAAGGATTACATTCTGATACTGTTTTATGGCTTGATTTGGAAAACCAACCAAACTGGAGTAAGTCTGAAGCTATAAATTTTGCAAATAAGTTTATTGGTTATGTTCAAAATAGAGGTTATAAGATAGGTATCTATACAGGACTATCATTTTATGAAGAATATCTCTCAGGTAATATCGGTAATGTACCTTTATGGATAGCAAAATACTCATCTACGCCACCAGCACAATATCCAAGTGTTATGAGTTGGCAAAATTCAGAGACAGGACAAGTCAGCGGTGTAAGTGGATATTGTGATACAGACTATTTTAATGATTCTATTTTTAGTGGACAAGTAGCTACTCGGGAGCTTACTACTATGGAAAAACAAATACAATCACTTCAATATGATCTAAACATAGATTATAATTCAAAATTGGAGTGTGATGGAATTGTAGGAAGGCATACGCAAGCAGAATTACAAGGTGTACAGCCATTACTAATTAGAGGGCATAAATCTAATGTAGTTGAATGGCTACAGCAGAAACTTGTCATGTATGGTTATTTGAAAGCAGGAACTTACAAGAGTATGACCTATGATGAAGCTACTTTCCAAGCTGTAACGAATCTCCAGAAGAACTGGGGACGTGTTACAAGTGGACAACTTGATTTAAGTACTTGGGACGTATTCTTAACTAATTAGAGAGCTGTAAAAGGCTCTTTTTATTAAATAAAAAATGGAGGAAATAAAATTATGGAAAAATTATTAATATTATTAGGAGTTTGTATAGGAGCCGTTGCTACACTTTTCTTGTTTAGATATTTAGAGAAGAAAGGCATAAATACAGAGACTATAATAAAAGATACAGAGACAAGCCTTAAAACAGCAGAAGGATATACAAAGGCAGCAGTAGGCCTTACCACAGGAAAAGCTAAAAAAGGACTTAGCATTATAGCAACTATAGAAGGACTTGCAGAAAAGGCTTGCGGATATGCATGGCAATTATATATTAGTCAGCAGATAAAAGATGATGCTGACGGTTCTAAGAGAAGAAAAACTGCACTTGACTGGATCTATATTGCACTTGAAAAGATAGGCATTACCGTAGATAACAGTGTAAAAACTATAGCAACTGGGATAGTTGAAAATACTGTACTTAGTGATAAAACTATTGGCCAAATTAATAAGCAATTAGATAAACTTATTGAAGATAGGGTTGCTACTCTGCAGAAAGAAAAAGAAGAGATACAGTCTAAATTAAATTCTACTACAAATGAACTTACAACTGTAAAAACTCAACTTCTTACAGCACAAAATAAGCTTGCTACAGCCCGAAACATTTTTAGCCCTATACAAAATACAGCTGAAGCAGTTAAAAGTACAACAGATGCAAATACTTCAAATGTAGTGGATACAAATCAACAGGAAGAAAATACTTCTCCTACACAGAGTGAAAGTGCGAGTTCTACAGTACAAGACACTCAACCAAAAGAAAATAATACCGCAGTTGAAAGCAATACAACCCCTCAAGCATAAAAAATGCCCTAGGTCAAAAGCCTAGGGCATTTTTTATTTTCTTATACATAAGGATTTATAAAATTTATCTAGTTTTTCATGTAATTTAAAAAACTTTTCACTGTATTCGGAGTTACTTTCGCAGGAATTCCAAATTATCAAAATAGAAGTGCTAAGTTTGCTTACAGTATCCTTATAGCCAAGCTTATCGTCAAAAGAAGAATTATGTGAATTTTTCTCTTTAATAGTGTCAGTTATAAGTCTAACAAAATTTAGATATAGCTTTTCTTCATTCATATTGATTGCTCCTTCCAAAATCTAATCTAAAATACGGTTCTTATTTCATTGAAATCATCATCTAGTAAGAAGACATTGAATAATGACCCATGTTCACTTTCAAATTTCCAAGCCTGTTCCATTGCATCCACATCATTGCCAGCATCAAATACTACCATTTCATTGTCTTCAAATTCAGCTTGATATGTCATATTTAAAAACTCCTTTATATTTTATTTGGAGTATGCTATTATATTTTTAGCGGCTCCAGTGTTTTACTGGTGTTGTTCAGAAGTTCATTCGGTTTGCGAGACGGGGTGAACTTCTTTATTTTTGTTTTCCATAGACTCTTTCCATACCTTCTCTAGTTATAAGCCATACACTTCCGGATTGCCTGTATTCTCCTTCTTTGAATCGGCCTTGTCTTACTGCATTTCTAAGCACAGAGCCATCACATAAACCCCATTTTTGAGCTGCTTCACTGAAAGTATAAACATTATCTAAAAGCTGGCTTCTTACGTTATCATGATTTTTCTTTTCATATCCATCCGTAGTAGATGAATTCCATTTTCCACTGAAATTGTCATACATGATGCTTCCATATTCAGTATCATTATTAATAACTTGTAATGCTACATTGTCACCTATAGTTAGGATTGAACTATCTTCTAATTTAACCATTCTTTTACCGATATATTTACCACTAAGTCCTGTAATTTCTTTTGCCAGAGTTTCAAAATCTTTTGCTAGCACATCAAACATCCCCTTCTTATTCAACACGCTATCGTGTCTATATTTATATCATAACACGTTATCGTGTCATGTCAATAAGTTTTTAGAAAATATTTTAGAAATTTTGTTATAATTTATTTGGGTGATAGCATGAATAATTATATTTTAGGAATTATATTTGGAATAGGCTCCATATCAGAGGGCAGGCTAATTTTTAGACATAAAAATAGATATTTTCTCGAACAAATTCAAATTTTATGCAAGAATGAAATATACGAGCAAAAGAACAAATCTAATATACAATACGTTCTTAAAACAAGATATTTTGATATAGAAGAATTAAAGACTATAGGATGGACTGACAGAAATGCTAGTGTAAGGTATTTGCCTAAACTAGATAACTATAGGAACTTTATGAGGGCGTACATAGAATTACATAGCAGCTTGGATTATTCGACACGTTATAGATCTAAAAATAAAAAAGAAAAATACAAAGCCTTAAGGCTAAGAATTTATGGAAACAAAGAATTAATTAATAGTATAAATAGTGCATTTCATACAGATGCAGGAGTTAAACTTAAATCGCCACAAATTATACATAATAATAAGACTGCATATATTGCATACACTTCTTTAGGAGAGATTGAAACCATATTTACATATATAAAGGGCTGCCCTTGTTCCAAAGAATTTTGGGAAGATATTTATAATAAGCTAGATAAGCCTGTTATAATATAAATGAAATAGAAAAAATTTAAATTTATAAGTTCTAAGCCATGGATTACTAAAGCCTATTTTTTAGCCCTAGGCATAAAAACCTAGGGCTTTATTTTTGTTCATATTCTTTTATAAACTTCTCTAGTATAACTTCTACCTGTTTACTAGGGGTTCTTTTTTCCTGTTCACATATTTTTAAAAATTTTGATTTCAATTCTTTAGGTAGAGTAAGAGTTATTCTTTCTTTTCCTTCTGGAACAGCCAT